GAGGCTAACGTCGTCAACGCCCTTGTCAGAGCCGTAGAGGTTCACCAGGATACCCTCAGAACCTGCGTCGATACGCTCGCTGCAAGAAGTTAAGCACAGCGCTGAAAGAATCAGCGACAACATGAACACGAATTTAATCTTTTTCATCTTTTTTATTTTTGAATGTTAAACAATTTGTTGCGATGGAAACCAGAATCCAAAACAGGAGAATGGCTACGCTTACGAGATTTGTCGAAGTGTCTGCCTTGCTCACTCCTCTGAGTCCGACATCTACGACCATGAGGGTTATTACAACCCACGCCACGAATGCGGCGATTTTCCATTTTATTTTCTTCATTGTGTCTATTTAATTTTAAAAATATCAATCAACACAAAATCACCTAGGAAGAAGAACCAGATGCTCTTCTCTCCGTATGCCCCACTGGTATCAAATCTTACAGTCGGTACTAGGTAATAAGAACCTTTCAGAATATCGTAATGGAAGGCTAACATTCTCTTTTTGGTTCTGATTTCCAGACGGCCAGTAATCTTGTTTAGTCTTATTTTCATATACTTAATCTTTTTGGTTTGACAACTTGTTATTGAGCCTGATGTAGAAGTCTTCCTCAGACTCTCCGTTCTCCTTGAAGTCAAGATTGTTTTCCTCAACGAAGTAAAGGATGGAATAGACGCTCTTATTGCCGAGATTCCTGAGCTTCATAAGCTCTGACCTTCCGCGGAGATTACGAACCAGGTCACCTACTGTATATACGTCGAGTGCTTTGAGTGTATTCAGGATGCGGACAGAGAAGCCGCAGTCATTTATATCCCTAGAAAGGATCAGCGGAGGAAGTACTGCGCTACTGACAGGCTTGTCTCCTTTCGCGCGCCGGTATTCGTCGAAGCTTACCTGTAGAGACTTGATTACCTTCTTCAGGCGCTCAACCTCATACTGCAAGGTTCTGTTCGTTGAGAGCTCAGCAATTACAATATTCTCGTTGTAGGTGAGTTTGTTGCAAGTCTTTTCTGCAATCTGCCTGATTCTCGTTGCAGACACGCCGTACTTGATTGACAGCTCATAATAGGTCATTCCGTTAATGATGTCTTTCAGAAGACTGGACTCACGATAGGTAAGATTCGGTAATACACCTAGATGCGACATTGTATTGATTACACCGAACAGCATGCCTACGGCGTTTGCAGCCAGCTTGCCGTTTGCGGTAGCTCTGTCTCTCAGCTCAGTGAGCTCGATGTTGATTGCGCGCTTGCGATACTCGACTTCCTTGAGCTTCTCGTTAATCATCTTCTCGTTTGCTGCAATCATCTTGTATTTCTGAGCATATTTCTCGATATCCTCGCTGTTGACATAGAGGATGCCGTGCTCGCCTACGTAGCTTCCAAGGATTCCTTCCTTGATGTAGTTACTGATGGTCTGTCTTGATACTCCCAGTATCTCGGCAGCTTTGTTTCTTGTTATTCTTGCCATAGAACTAATGTTTCATCTAAGTAAATACGCAGATTTTACGTATTTAGATTTTTATTTATATTCAGAATATGGGATTTTCCCACATTTTAGAACCCGAGCGTCTGAGGAATCTCAATACCTACAAACTCTAGAAGGTCACGGAACCTGTTATCATACCACTTAATCTGGGTCTGAGACTGAAAGTTCGGATCCTGGATATTCTGACCGAAGCACTCGAATCCCTTGTTGAGCACTTTCCATTTCCAAGGTTTGTTCTTATCTCTGCTAGGACGTGTAGCTTCGTGGATGACACCCTTAGCCATCAGGATCCTGTTGAAGGCAACAGAAGTGAAAGGAATGTTGTTTTCCTTAAGGAGGTCTTTCGCTGCGTGGAGCGTAGGAGCCTCTGTGCCGGCGTTGACACCTGAAGGAAGTGCCTCAGTAGGGATATCGAACTTTTCGGCAATCTTCTTTGCCCAGCATATCTTGCTTGCCTCGTTGAGATTGAGGGTCTTTATAGTCCAATCGGCAAAAGTAAGGTTTGCTTGCAGCTTATCATTCAAGGATGGCTGAGCGACGCTATACTGGCCCGTCTTGCGGATAGAAGGGAGGACTTCATGTGTTACCCATCTTCTAAATGGCTTAACTTTCGGGCTTGTGCTAAACAATAACACATCGTAAAAGCCGGCTTCATTGACAAAAGTAGCCATTGAATTTCCTACCATCTGGTAGTTTAGGGCGTGTAAATCAATCAGTTGTACGTCCTCACGGTCTAAGCGGCTCTTCACAGAAGAAGGATTTGTAAGCTCTACAGCATTACATACATCTGCCAAACAGAACAAAGGATTTTCTGGAGTCCCTGCTGTTCTTACCTGCCCGAAGGCCGGATTGCTAAAAATTTGCATTTCGTTCATAATTTCAATATTTTAACGTCGTTTATCTCTAATATTAGCCTTGATACAAAGCTCCTCGAAGACCTGCTCGGCGTGGTCAGTAACGGAGTTGAACATGATGTTCTCTTCATCCTTCTTACGCCATACGACATCTACCCTTCTCAGACGCTTCTTCTGCTCCAGAAATAGTTTTTTCAACTCGGGGTAGTTAGCTCCATCCTTAATCTCTCTAAGGTTATTGAGACTTCTGAGCATCTTGTTGTTGGTGAATATCACCACAGACCCTCCGTCCGGAATAGAGCAGGCGACCGACACTATAGTCAGCAGCTCCATCTTGTAGGCAATGGTATTTACCTGTGCCTTCGACGAGATTTTATACGTATCATTCCCTTTAAGGATGATATAGGCTCCACCTGTGGCTGAGCCATCGTAGTTTCCTACAGCCTTTACATAGGCTACATAATTGTTCTCCATAATTTCCTCTACTAAATTATTATTTTCTTTTTTTTCTCACACGCACGCTAGTATACTAGAAGCTATTCTATAAGACTACCACTAACTAATAGTGTGAAAACGTCAAAAACAGAAACACTAGCATTTAATCAGGCATTCCGAAGCCATTATCCAATGGAACGAGGATGCCTTTTCTTGTTTTTTCAGACCTTTTCTTTCTTTTCGTCATCCAACTTCCGTATCCGTAGATTTTGTGTCTGCCGCAGCTTCTTTTTGCACTTTCGTCTGTGATGGCATACGAGCAAGGAATTGCCACATATACGTTGTCTCCCTTCTCGAATGTCGGGTTCTTCCTGCCGAATCTCAGCAGCATCTTTTCAACCTGACCTGGCACTCGCTTGTCAGCCATGTGCAGTTCGGCGTAGGTCGATGTGATTTCTTCTTTTTTCTTCAATCTCTTCTTTATACCACTTACAGAACCATGCGACATTCCAACTCCAACCTGGAATTGTTTGATCGTAATGAATTTGGACCGACACAAGCGAGTCTTGTCAATTTTTCTACCACTAACGTGTGAGCTGTTCGATTCTTCACTACCGATCTGAAACAAAAACAGGAGTTCGTTCAGCCTGTTGTATATATCCTTCAGTGTATATTCTTTGTTCACTTCTAGCGTGAACATCTTTGCGCCTTTGAAAGCCCTTCCATACCTATTACGCTTTCTCGTACTATCCTTGAATGATGTAACGATGAAGCGACCATCATTCTGTACGGAGAATAATTCATCTGTCTTGATGGCGTTGAGTAAGAGCTTAGCTTTCGGTTGTCCGATACGAAGGGAACTCATCAATTGCCTTGTTCCCATATCGAACATCACGGAATTGCTATGCTGCATCTTACACCAGATTGCAAAGCACAATACTGCCATACGCTTACTCCTTTCTACCTTGGAGTAACCGCAAGCGTATTGCCTTACCAAATCAACTCTGATGTTTAATGCTTTTGGCATAACTATATAAACAAGAAACCCTAAACAGGGTCAAGCTGCTTAGGGAGTCTTCTATGATTAAAGTTCACTTAATGTGAACGAGAATCCAATTTTATTGAGCGCATCAAACCTTGACCCTTTGAATTGCGTTACAAAGATACTACGATTTTCTATTCCGTGCAATAGTTCTGTTTACGTCATAAACCGGACTTATTAAAGTAAAAAGTGAGGACAAGCATTTTAAAGATACTGGTATAGCTAAAGGTTTCAAGCGAAGTAAAAACAGCTGATTGCAATATTCATTAAAGTACAGAATATTTACAATTAACGTAGTTTAAGAAAAAAGTGTGATTTTCGTTGCTTTTTGGGTGGTTATCTTAATAAAATAGCCGCCTATCTGTTAAGTGATAAGCGGCTAATTGTATTACTATTTGTCTGTATCGAAGCGAAGTCCTTGCTTTGCCTCCTCCGGGGAAGAGACATCCTTCTTCAGAAGGTAATGTATATGTCCGTCATAATTCAATTCGGTAACGAACTGCCATCCTCTTGCTGACATATAGTTGAGAATATCGGTGAGGTTGTTAAACTCAATCTTCTTGTTGTTCTCGTCACGAAGGGCTACAGACTGCTTCTGTTCGCCCCATTCAAGTTCTAGTCTAATCTTATTCGCAAGGTTGCGTGTACCGCTTATTGTGCAGTAGTAAGGATGCTTCTCCTGTGCGATGGATGATGCTGTTGCCATGACAAACATCAACAGAAATAAAATCTTCTTCATAGGAATGACTTAACCGCGCTGTCGAGGGCTTAATGTGATTATTTATCCTCTTTATAGATATTCTCCTGGTCTTTGATAGCCTTCTCCAGGGTCCAATCTGCCTTTGGGTAGATACCCTCGCCCAGACCGGTATTGAAATCTACATAGAAATTTTCATCGTCTTCGCGAACCGTAATATCTGTGCCGTTGTAGTTGATGTCCTGTCCGTCGTTAGGAAAAACCTCGAAACCGTTAGAAGTCAAAGAAAGGATGTGTTCGCCATCGGTGGCGAAATCCTCATCATCATAACCGATAGAAGAATCGTCGGTGTAAATCCAACCGTTCTCCTTGCAGATGTCACGAACCAGCTCGCAGCAGTCATCTTCCGGATTCTCCTCTTGATAAGCTGTCAAAAACACTTTGAGGTCATCTAGTGTGTTAATATCTTCTTTCTTCATAATTTCTCGCTTAACCGTGATGCGTAGGGCTTGGTTATTAATTGCAGGAGCCGAAGCTCCCTATTTTTGGCTAATCGGGGCCGTTTTTAAAATCCTCCCCTACCCTCACGAGCAAGAGAGGACGAAACATTATTTAATTCACCGCCCGTATGGCCGATAGCGCAGCCCTATTTAGTTATGATATATTTGACAGGAAGTATTGCTACTCCCTGGTTTTAGCTAGTTTTCCTGCTTACCTCCCTTTATGACCTCAAACACACGATGTTCCAAGTCGTTCGCAAGTAGGTTCCCATTCTCATCACATGGCTGATTCTTGTCATTTGTGAATACCAGCTTCTCCTCTTCAGCAGAGATTCCGAAAATTCTCAGAATTGAGTACGTCACCTCTACAACGCTGTCTCCTCTCTCCTCTGCCTCCTTGTAGCATGTGATTGTGCAAGGATTGAGGTCTGTAGGATAATTCTCGTAGTCATCCGCCTCATCCAGATATTCCCTATTGAGATCTTCCAACGCCTCAATCATCTGAGCATTTGATGTAATCTCACCAGTGAGAGCTTTCTTGAGTGTTTCAACTTCCTTCTTTTCGTACTTCTTCTGGCAATCGTACGCCATGTTCAGCAACTCTTCTTCTGTAAATCCTTCTAACATAATTATAATTTAATTGGTTAAACAATGGCAGGAGATGGCAGCTGGCCACCTCCAGTTTTAGCTTAATCCTCATCTAGACCATTATCGAGGTCTTCTTCGTAGACGCCGAACAACCTCAGCGTATTACTGTCAATCTCTGTCTTGCCTACAATATATCGCTGTGTCATCTGGATATTCGGCTTACCATTGCTTGTATGTCCCATCATGACGGCAATCTGCTCCAACGGCACACCCTTCTTCGATAGATTCGTAGCAAACGAACGTCTGCCAGTATGGGATGATATAAAGCGGTACTTCTTGCCGGTCTCTTCTCTACCTGCCTTGAATACCTTCGTATTCGTATCTATTCCGCAGTCGCGGCAGATGTCACGAAGAGTTCTATTAAAGGTCATCTCGCTGATTTCTCCAGGAAGAGGTTCGTCACCAGTACCGCATACGAGGAACGGACGGAGCTTCTTGTGAAGTGGAACCCTTACCTCAGTCTTTGTCTTTTGAGTAACATACACGAGGAAGTGCCCGGTGTCGTCGATGTTATCAGGAGTTATTCTCTGACAGTCGCTGTAACGCGCACCGCAGAGGCACTCCATCAGGAACATACGCTGAACGTATCTCTTCGTCTGCCCCTTCGGATTGTACTTGATGATTCTGTTTATCTCTTCGTCTGAGAGATACACAGACTGCACCGGTACTGCCTTCACTCTGAGTATCCTACCGAACGTAGGGCTAGGAATATCCTTTGTAGCATCGTTCTCACGTATCACAGCCTTGATGGTTGCGCATACGGTTTTTGCAGAGTTAGGTGCGTAGTTCTCCTGGATTTTCTCGAAGAGGTCACGGAGGTTGTCGTCGGTGATATCTTCCCATAACGGCTTGTGACCCAACATCTCATCGAACATTCTCACGACCTTGATGAACTTCGGGTATTTCCAGATATAAGCTCCGTAGAAGGTGCTGTGCCTCCATGCGTTGCCGTGATAGTCTGCGAACCAACCCTGCTTGATAGCTAGCTTGTACTTCTCCTGCTGGACAGGAGTCAACAGACGTTCCCAATCTCTTGTCTTGATTCTTATTTCTTCTGTCATAATTCTATAATTTTGGTTACTAATGGCAAAGATACGAAAAGTTTATAATATAAACCATCGTCTTTGCCGTTTTTAACGCTAATTTAACCTTCCGAAGCAGTCTGCTTCTCGACTGACACGAGTTCTAACGTAGAATATTTGTAACTATTCCATGTACGCTTGTAATCTTCTGCCTCATTCAGGGCATCCTTGTACGATTCTGCTTGGAATACGTATGGTTGCTCCCTAAGAATAGAGGTTCCATCATCGTAAGTTACCTTGTATTTTGCCGCATAAACGTGAATATATCCGTTTAGTTCGTTATTTAATCCTGTGGCAATTTCTGCAAGAAGGTCAACTGGTATATCGTCATCGATAGCTTTTGCTTCTGGGAACTCAAACCCTACAGAAGTGCATCGGCTATGAATGATAGGGATAGCTGTATCGCTGTCGCCTACTTCTACGATGTTCACCTCCCTGTTGTCGCCGGCAAGTACAGGCCAATCGAACACCTTTCTGCTCACATTGTGCTCTCTCATTATCTCACGGATGGTGCATGCAAGTTCCATCTTTACTGTTGAACGCAACTCATCAATCTTGTCTTTCAATACTTTTCTATCCATAATCTTAATATTTTGGTTTATAGAAACCGCTACGATATGTAACGGTTTGGTTTGGCTAAACTCTGTTCGTGAATCCGCTCTCTAGCTTATCTCGGACAATATTCTTGAATCGACCAAGCATCTCATCCAACTCCCATCTGTTAGGATTGTTGTAGAGACCGGATGCGTAGGTCCTCGCATCCTCCAAAGATGCAAGGATATTACGAATAGCCTGCATCTCATCGTCAGTGGAATCATAGCAGTCAAAGCTGCAAGTAAGTCTGTTGTCGTAGTTGTCGAACTTCTTTCTCGGGTAGGCTTGGTTGTGGCATTTCACGACCAACTCCCTCAGCATCTCCTTGCAGTCAACCATGTCGTTGATAATGTCTTGTAGGTCGTATGGGGCGCCATTTATTCCGTGTCCATCTGGCCCGACCCAATTAATAGCCTCCTCGCTTGGATCAAAGCCTCTCCAGTACTCCTCCAGCTTGTCGGCGAAGTCACACTCGTTGTCCGTCTCGAACCAGATAGAAACAATGAAGTCTTGGTCTTGTGGGGAATACTTCTCTAACTCGACGCAAACCTCACCTCTTTCGTTAGGTGTATCGTCTACATTATAACTCCAGTCTAATTCCTCTGCTATTTAAAAAAAATCATTCATATTTTTAATTTTAATTGGTTAATACTTGCACCCTCCGAAGAGGGCTTTTTAGGCTTCCTGGTAAGCGAGAATCTGTATGTGACGCATCTCGAAATTGACGAAGATGTTAAGATATATACCAGCGTAAGTAAGGAGCGTGGTTCCGTTGTTTTCCTCGGTGATAATTTTCTTTTGCTCTGTGCCCATGAGGTTATTTACCAGGTCGTTTGCCACCATAGCCAGGCGGAGATTGTCTGAGTTATCCTTTATCCATCTGACATCCATAGAGTTGCCATAAACTTCTGCATGGCAGGCGTTAGAATAGATGAAACCTACAGCCTCGTTGCATCCGTCGTCCGTATACTCGACATCGTCGAACATATTCTCCCACAGAGTGTCATGATAGAGATCGTTCTCAATATCGAATTCACTCAGATTTTTTACATTTACATCTACTATTTCCATAATCATTCTACTTTAATTGGTTAATACTAGGAGCGTGAAATAATAATGTTCCACGCCTTGTTCGGCTTCAAACCGGCAGAGACACGATGTATTCTTTCTTCTTCTTTCGTGTTCTGCTTTTAACAGTGAATCCACAATACTCTCTCAGCCACCCGGCAGCATTGCCGATGAATGGCTCGTTCACCATAAGGATAGGACGGAGCATTCCGTTCTTCTTCATGAACTGATAGTCTATGAAGTCGAATGGATCATCCGGGTCCTCACTCTTCTTTGCCCATATGTTCACGTCGAGATAGTCGATGAAGTCTCCCTCTGGCGGGTTATCCATCTCGATGAATCTCTTCGGAGTTAGGAGAATCGTCTCCTTAGGCTCATGGGTCATAAAGAAATTCTCTATAACTTCGTTGAACTTGTTCATGTCCATCTGTTTCTGGACAATGCCCTTTCTCTTCATGATGTCAGAAGCTTTGAGCATTCTTGTACCTCTTCTTGCTGTTGCCATAATTCAAAATTTTAATTGGTTAAACATAGTACCCCGTCATTACTGACGAGGATTTTGGCTAGTGTGCGAGGAATCCTACCGCCTGTCCTTTCCCGATAGACCAGCATAGTCTGTCTTCCTTCAGGCACTCTGTGCAGTTTCCGGTACACAGACGTGTTCCTTCCGGAGCAGACGTTCCGCTCTCGAAGATAGGATGCGCCTCCGGGAATCCGTGGCGGTTATCCATCTTGAGACCAAGCCATCCGCTGAATAGGATATGCATGTTCTCAGGGATTACGTTGCCCTCATCGAGGTACTCGTTGCACACATCGAACATCTTCGTGAACGCCAGGAACTTGGTATCCTTATGCTTTCGTGCAATCTCGCACATCTTGTCAAGATACCATTTGTCCTGTATGTCGCCTCCGATATGGAATCGGAATGCTCTAGGATAGCGGTAGTTGAGGTAGTCATCAATCTCCTTGAAGTATCGCTCAGGATCCTCGTGGAGGATGGCAGAATTGATAGCTCTCGTCTTGATGACCTCCTTGTAAATCATGTCGTTGCGAAGGTCATAGCAGCTCTTGGCACAGATTGCACAGTTACCGCAATCCATGACCGGGATAAGCGATACAGATGGGATTGCTCCCAACTTGTTGTTGCCATCGCTGATCTTGACATGCAAGTCGCTGACGTTCTCTAATGCGTTCTCATAAGCTGCCTGTGCCTTTGACAGACGAGTCTTCATTCCTTCCTTACCTAATGTCCAGTAATTTCTACTCATAATTCTAATTTGATTGGTTAAACTTAGGGAACAAAAAACCGGCGTGTCTCACGACAGACCGGCTTGAACCATTTAAACAAAATTTAGTTATGATATGAGTAGTCAGCCGCTGCTAACGACTGACCTGTTTGGCTAATCGACATCTAATTTTACATTGTAGTGAAATCTTACGGTAAGGTAGTCTGTACTCAGAAAGAATGTATAGATTAAAGGCTCTGCCTGGTGTTCGTCGAGATACTGCTTCGTCTCGTAACAATATATGTTGTTCTTGGACTCGCCTGTTAGTCGTTTGATAATCTCTCTACCCCACTCTGATGTAATCCACGATCGAAGCTTCCTGATAGATAGGTAGTTTCCGTGATACTCTATCATTGTAGGTGCGCCTCCGACAAATCCCAATGAAAAAAACTTATTGGTGAGATATTGCGAATCGTCAAAGATGGCGTCTAGAAGTGATTCCTCGACGACATTCTTCCCGTCAATAAGAGCCTTAATATACTCTCTTGTGTCTACATTAATTTCCTTCATAATTCTTAATTTTATTGGTTAGACTTTGAATCGGTTACCGAATCAGTAACCGACTTTTTGGGCTAGAATGGCTCCCGGCTGGCGCCTTGCTTTAATAGTTCGATATAGAGAGCTTTAGCTCGAAGGATTACCTCCAGTAGTGACTGGAGGAGATCCTTCGTTGAAGAAGCTCTTGTGAATTTCTGCCGAGCCACCATTCTTTAGGCGGCGAACCTTACGTCTGATGATTACTTGTTCTCGCTCTTGGCTTTCTTCCATTCAAGAATCTTGCCCTGGACGCTGATATTATTGTCCTTGATAAGCTGCTTGAGTACACCGAGCATCTTCCAACCCTCTTCATCGTAGAGCTTGGCTTTAGACTCAAGTTCCTTCAGAGAATTTGTCTCTGACATCTTTCGTCCGTTCTTCAGGAATCTTGCTCCGTGGAACATGATGAGGTTTCTCATCGTGTAGTAGGAACCTGAACCCTTGTAGGCAGTAATGAACGCATCAGCCTGCTTGGTATCCCACGCGAGATGCTTGCGGTTCTTGTTGAACTTGCGAACGGCATCGTAGAGATCCTTGTGGTCTTCTACAGTAGCCATCTTGTTGGCAAGGTCACGGAGAGGATTGTATACCTTTCTATCCAAGTCAGCGACAAAGATGTTTTCGTTTTGAAGACGGATATAAGGATTACCCTTGCATGTATGCTTGTATGTCTTCTTCTTTTTTCCATCCTTGTCTTTCTTGGTTGTGTAGATGCACTTGTCGTCAATGTAGCTGCGAAGCTTGTTAATATAGTCAATAGCCATATCGTGTGCTACGCAGCCGTTGAACCAGCGATATCTCGCCTTGGTGTTCTCGTAGTCCTTGTGGTCACACATCTTCATCTGAGCGTAGAGCTCATTTTCAAGCATGCGCCACTGATACTCGTAGCCCTTGCGCTGCAACACCTCGTTGAATGACAGATAACTCTTATCCATGTCTCGCAACATGTGGAACATCTGACTCATCACCCAACGACGGAAGAGCTTCCAGTTACTTACGTATCCACCCTCGACAATCTGCTTGCCTACCGCATCGATGGTTGCATCGTCCATATCAACAGGAACAGCCGCACCATTTTCGATTTTGATAAGCTGATCATCACCGAGAGGGAAATATTTACTAGTATCAACACCTGCTGCCTTAAGAGCTTCGAGACGCATCTGCGCCTTGGTCTTCTTACCGGTAGCTACTGTAGCCTCTACATTGTTAGTTACGATGTTCAAGTTCTCACCAGTGATTGTTACAATCTGCTTCATAATTCTAATTATTTTAAATTGGTTACTAAAAATTTATTTAACTCTGGTGGATGAGGCTTACGCCACACCCTTGTTTGGCTCAACCCAGTCTCTGAGGATAATCAGGTCCCTGTCATTTTCTGACTTCCAGAACCATCTTCCCCATCTGTTCTCCCACGCAAGGTTGCCTCTGAGAAGCTGAATCAGTATGTATAGCTCCAGCTTACATCTAGCTACCTCCCGTTGCTCACCATACATCATATGTTCGTCTGAGAGCTCTTTCTCAGGCAAAGCCTTGAAGTAGTAGCGGCGATGGGATTCAGAACGCTCTGAAGGCACAGAATGCTTGTATGCCCTGTATCTCTGCTCTATTGCGAACAGGACTACTGCATGTGTCAGGTAAGGTGTATCTTTCGGCTTATCTTCCTCGGACATCACTATCTTACCATTAACCCTGCATGTTCTCTTCTGGAAGTTGATGGTGAACTTAGCACCATTCTCAACTGCATTGATAATCTCGTCGTATGTCATAATTCTATTGTATTGGTTAATAGGGATAGTGCTTATTCTAGCACTATCAAATTGGCTTCTTCGAGTTCATCCTTACTCAGTACATCTTCGTCTTCTCCGATGTGGATATAGAATTTGTCTCCGTTCGCCCACTCCATTGCACGCATATACAACCAGTGAGCCTCTTCGATAGAGAATCCGTCTGCGCTTACTGAATCAAGCATCTCGCCCATGCAAACTTCTGACGTTTCGTACTCTTTCTTGATTTCCTCAAGCTTCTTTAGTAATCTGCTGTTCATAATTCTTAAATATTGGTTAATGGGAATGCGCTCAGAGAATCTGTTGCGTAACTATAAGGTCTTGATTAATACTGTATCTGAGTCCTGACGGATCCAGGTAATCACCTGGATTCTCAGGATGGTTGATACCGTATTGTACAATCTATTCTCCTTGCGCACCATATTCGGCTCGCAATAACCTAGACTTATCTCATGTATTATGTTGCATGGATATATGTTCTCGATTCGGTCCCGTGAATGGATACCTGTGCCTGCGGAGATATCGGCAGGCACAGGTATTCCACCTTACGGGATATTAAACCTCATACTCTTGATAAGTCGTGATGCAATTCACATGGTTGTTTGTAGGTACACTCATAGGTCTGTTGTCTTGCTACAGGCTGATGATTGGAACCAGCTGGGTTTACGCGGGGAGCATCGTTGCTCTAAGGATGACTCCCCGCGTTATTTACCCAGCGGGTATAAATACGCAACCTCCTTGTGTACCTCGTTTGGCAATAACGTTGTCTTCATCTGAGAGCGTGGCACGTAGCTATAGCAGCTTGATTCGAGGGCTGTTGTAAGCCGCCGGATGGCACTGGGATTCCAGTGAAGGCCGGCGGCATGTAAACAGCACTATAAATTCACTCTCCTCTGAAGACTACCCTCGTGTTAGGGTAATTCCCTGACCGGTGGCTAGGCACAATACTTTATGTTTCTGATTTGACACAGGATTCGCCAGAATAGATGATCCAGAGGTCGTAAGTAGTATACGACGCCCTCAGGATCAACTACTCTGGTTAAGAGACCTGTTGCATAAACTTCAGCCATCCGTCAGGGATTGGTGGTGTGCGCCACCTGTGAGAGTCATACGGACTGGCACATTTCTGTACTTCTGTGATTAGACACGCCTTGTGCGTCTTCAGTAAGGTCCCTTTGGTCTCAAGTATAACTTGTGCGAAAGTGGCCCTTACTGAATATGTTGTAGAGGCGTGACATAAATAAGTCCGTCCTTCTCTCACATCCGTGTGCTCGGATACACAGAGTCTGTCGGTCAGAAGATACTGCGCATAGCTATATTAGCTTAATAATATCCTGGTGGAGAGGATCGCTGGACCATCTCAGATTATGAGATGCTGTCCGCGATCTTCGAGACCGGATGTTTAAATCAAATCTTCATTCCTGACAGTTCCTACGCAGGAAGCTACATCTACAGAGTATTCACCAACGTGTTGTACGCTGACCTGCTAGTTCGCAAGGCATTCTGAGCACAACCTATCGATAGATACCCCTTGATTTCGCTCTCTGTCTTACTCCTGTTGGCTTTCACGTTCCTGCCACGGCCTCGGTCTATGCAACCTACAGCCTGAGTCTTTACGTATCCGAGACCACCAACTTTACTCTTGCCTGTCTTGACCGCACGGATGCAGTCCATGACGAAAGTATTGAGCTTGTTGATGTCCTCTTTCACGTTTATGACCGGAAGAACCTGAGTAGCCCAGGAGAAATCCTCGTATCCCTTGTAGAGATACCTGTTTACTGCATTGATGGCTTTCGTCATCGTGGTATCACGTTTCTTTATCGTCCTCTTCTCAATCTCCTTCTGAAAGGTCTTGATGCGTGTGGACGACAGAGAGATATTGTGACCCTTGATGGAATATCCGAGGAACTTGAACCAGTGATTCGCGTCAAGATACTCGACTTTCTTCGGGTTGAGCGTCATCTGCATCTTCTCCAGTTCACTCTTCAGAATACCCATAGCTTTCTCGTAGTCCTCGCCTACAAAGAGAATATCGTCAGAGTAACGGACGTAATATCCGTTCAGATTCGACAACATCTCATCGATATGGTATAGAACCACGTCAGCCAGCCATGCAGCAACAGAGCATCCCTGCTTGAGGGACTGATACTTCTCACAGAGGTTATTGTCCTCATCGAAATAGATATCTGTGTGATAGTAGTCACGGATGACATCTATCAGCGCAGACTTTCCGTGCTTCTCCTCTACTTTGTCAAATACCCAGTCGATGAATCGAATAGGCACGTTGTCAAAGTACTTGGATAAGTCGGACTTGAATCCGATGATTTTACCATCTGCCGAGTATATTATCCGAGACACATCTTGCACCACACGACCGCAGCCGATACCCTTCTGGTACGACGTACAGCGTGGATGTACCATCTCTGGCATCAGCTCGAACAGGAGATCGTTGGCTATGCTAAGGAGAATTCTGTCAACAGCCTCATTCACATAGACCGTACGGAAATCTCCGTTGTCTTTCGGAATCTTGGCTGTATGCGGTGGCATTATCTTGTAATTGCCGCTCTTGATCCTCTGATACATAGCCAGACGAGCCTCTGGTGTCGTCAGCTGATACATTACTGCTTTGTTCATGTCCTTGAATAAGCCTTTCTCAATGGCATACTGCCATCTGGCTTTCTCAAAGAACATCTCTAGGATTTTGTCTTCATTCATAATTCTTCTTGTTTTGGTTATTGCGCGCAGTCCTTAGCTGCGCTTTTTAGCTTTCCATAAATCCCTGTACTCATCAATGAGTTCATTCTCTTCACTATACAGCTCCAGGAGTCTTTCTTTTGAAAGAGGCTTCGTGTTGTGTACACTACATCTGTTCGTTTCTCTGCGGATTTCTTCGAGACGATCGGCTATCTCTCGCGCTCTCTTTTCATCTAAATTATTCATATCTATAATGTTTTGGTTATTTGTAGGGAGATTTCTCTCCCAGTTTTGCTAGTCGATGTGCTCGTAAGAATCATCATAATCAGAGCAGAACTGCTGGTCTGGTTCAATCTCAATTACCTCACCTGCGAAATTTTCAGAGTCGAGAATAATATCGCTATTATTATAGGCATCCTGCACTTTCTGTACGGCTTCATTCTCACTCTCAGCATCAACGCTGACTACCTTGTTCAAATGTTCTGTGACTGATACGTAATATCTCTTCATAATCTTTAATAATTTGGTTAATAATGTCAGAGGGATTGCTCCCTCCGTTTTTAAGGCTTCTTGATATTAATGATACCTGTCACGCTCATAGCGTCTGATGGCTCAAACTTGTCAGGCTCTAAGCCGCAATCTGTGTAACCGAATAGAGAATCCGTGCAAGCGTCATACCATTCTGTTTCATCTGGCTCGTAATCTTCCGGCGCATCTTCAGGACACGCCAGCTCTAATACATCCCAGTAATTAAGAAGATATCCCTTGTACGCAATCTGAGGATCAGACCACTCTCCACGTGAGATAAAGCAGATAGTCTTACCTGCAACGTTGTCACGATGAATCTTGAAAAACTTATCGAATACCTTTTTTGCTTCTTTCGTCATAATTCTCTTTATTTAATTGGTTATAGTGATAGCCCGAAGGCTATCTTTTAGGCTAATGCGTTCAATACTCTGTGGGCGTTGTATGCGACATGATTGCTGTATTTTACCCTCTCCCACTTTTTGCGCTCACAAACTTTCAGGCAATACTCATGTGCTATATTCTCTGATAGTGCATCGAACGTGTTGTGTGTAACATCTGATGGCTTACCGAAATAAACTCTGTAACCATCCCTGTAGCATACTATACGTCTGCCAAGTCTGTAGATTGTTCTACTGCCTTTCTGTGAAATTGTAATCTTCTGATTCATAGTGTAGCCTCCTTTCCTTTCTTGAATCCACACTTGATGCCGCTACACATTCCACCAAGGAACGCATGGCAATGTCCTAAAAAATAGAATCTGCATTTCTCGTTTACTTTTCTACTCATAATTCTCTGTATTTGGTTATTGGCAGGTAGCCAAATGGCTACCAATTTTAGGCTCTGTTCCATGCTTCCCACGCTTCATTCGTGTTCTTGGTGATTGCCTCGTTCCAAAGCTTCTCCATGTTGTAGAAAATTTCCTGAAATGCTTTAGGGGTATCCTTCGGATCAATCTTCTTGCCGAAATACGGGCGTCCACATCTTCTTTCGTCGTGCTCCCAGATGCACCGTATCATTCCCGTCTCCGTTGGAGTGCATCCGAGGAATGTTCCCATTGTACCGAATGTCTTTTCTCTAAGCCACTTCGGATAAGGAACGTAGATTGTCCACGCATCCACGCAGTCACGGAACTTCTTTCTTGTGTCGTGATAAAGTTTCAATTTCATAATTCTTTGTAATTTGGTTAATAGAAGAGGAGCATGCAAGCTCCCCTTGTTAGGTATGTTTTAAAGTCTTGCCCATGAGTATATCTTCGCTCTTCTTTTCTCTTCTTTCAGCTGAGAGAGGAGATATTTCTTCTCCCGAGAAATTCTTACGGATATACGATTCACACTGCTTCTTCTTCCAGAAATGAACCGAATCTGAAGCGTCTGGCGTTATTGAAACCCACATCATGCCGCCTACTACAGGAACAAGTCCTGCGTAGATAATTCCTTTTCTAAATTCCATAATCTAATTATTTAAATGGTTTAACATTGAATACCCCCATGCTAGGGGATATTGTTAGGCTTCCTCGTAATCTTCCTCCATCATAGAGTGAACCTCTTCAAGCTCGTTCGAGAAATTGTACCTGATGTTGTACGTGCCGAACGCCTTGAAATACCATTCCTCTAGGTACGCTCTATCCTCGTTCGCCTGCTCGCTGTCCTCTGCGGAATCAAGTCTGGCTACCATCTGAGGATACAAATCGTAGTAATCGTCGCCATCGTAGTCTGATGCCCACCAAACACCTGTTCTGTGCTTAGGGTAGTCCTCGTACAGATTGGCAAAATTGCCATTCATGTGCTGGTCATTAAGATGTAGATATTTCTTCATTTCCTTGTTTGCCTTATGGGTAAACTCCCACGCAAGAGACTGGATATTCTTTTCGAATACATCTGCAATGTATTCTTCCAGATCTTCTGCGTCATCGAAATTTTCAAGACACTCACGATAGAGGCTCTCGATAACCGCGGCAAAACTTGCCACACCGATATAATCGGCTACTTTCTCGACAACTTCACCCTTGTTGTTCATAACAACTTCTACAATATTCTTTTCCATAATTCATCTGTTTAATGGTTCATAATGGTTCCCCACATTATCGTGGGGAGTTTTAGCCACATATGGCAATGTCGCCATAATTTTTGTAGAAATGCTTGTATGCCTCAAGGCCACTGGCAGCTTTCAAGTCTATGACCTCCAGCTTACCGTTATCCTTGCGTACCTCTGCAATAGAGTATGTATTGTCGTGCGTCCACTTGATGAGGTCCACACGCCTAACAGGATTCTCTACTGACTCTACGATTTTACACTTCAGTAAATCGTCATTCAGGATTTTCTCTAATTCACTCATAATTATAGATTAATTATAGTTACACATTATTTCTGTCTCACTGATAATTTCAGCACAATACTTGCAGCGATGGCACATTATATAGCCTTTTGCCAGTAATTTGCTGAACTTCGGGTATGGGCATTTCTCGCCCATGCCAGCTCTCGTAATCTCAATTTTCTTCATATTTCAATCTGTTTGGTTAATAGAAATCCACACCCGTGAGAGTGAGGATTGTTTTGTCTAATCACCGAAATCGCTTTCGTCCTGATCGTACCACCAGTCCTGGAATCGATTCGCAACCTCTTCCAATGCATACTTAGCAAATGTGTCGTAGATATTTCTGCTCTCGCCCTCGTTAAAAGGAGCATACAGAGCCTTGCCGATAGCATCATAGGTGACGGATTTGTCGTTCTTGAAATTCCCGAAGCCCTTAATCATCGTGATAAGGTCTTCTCCTAAATCATCGGCAAGCTCATGCATATTCTCCATGATAGCACTCTTGTTCTCGTTCCAGAACTTGCTTGTTTGAGAATGATAACAGAATCCAGTGTACCCCTCATTGGCATTTCTGACCTTATCGAGCGTATTAAGCATTGTGTCTTCATTAACACCGCCAAGCTGCTCTACTACGGCATATGCCATCTTTACGAATGATGGATTATCATTTTCCTTGATAAACGCATCCCATACTTTCTGTATATTCATATTTCTGTATTTTGGTTGATAATAGAAACGAGCAAGCGCACCATACGCTTACCCGTAATTTTAGCCGAAAACCCAGATAGCCGTAGTTCTTGCACAAATGGCATACAGCTTTCCGCTGTGACCACGGAACAACATTCCGTTGCATCCGTACACACCGGAAGAATAGCCTACCTGACTATATTCTTCCGGGATGGCTGCACGGCTTGAACTGTGTGTTATATCCTTGGCAGCTCCTACTCTAACGAGTCTCTTCAACTCTTTCTGTGTCATTTTCTCCATAATTCTTTAATTTTGATGGTTTAACATGGTTTCTGTGCAGATAGACTGCACAGAATGTTTGCCTTAAAATTTGCGAGAACGCATGCACGATTGCTCAATCTCCTGAGCCTTTTTGTCTGCACGTGCTACGCGTCTGAAATACTCGCTCTTGTCGAGGTTCTTGCGTCTGCACTCCTCGCTGATAACTGCCTTGTGACTCGCTACGAGCCTGGCAAGGAACTTTCTGTCTCCGTCTGTCATAATTCTGAATTTTGATTTGGTTAATAATAGAAGCAGGACACAGGACGTGACCCGCTGTTTTGACTACTTGCCACCGCACGCAATACTATGAGGACAGCAATGAATCTTGCCATCCATCAATCCGTGAAAGCAGCACCCTACACATCTCTCTGTGACTATATCCCACTCTCGCTCTATTCCGTGTCTGTCAGTTACTCTTACTGTTTCCATAATTCTATATGTTTTGGTTAATAGCAGGCAGCACATTATCGTACTACCCATTTTTTGGCTAGAGATTGTACACCTGACTTTCTGAAGCACACAGAATCGTAGGACCGGTGAGGATGGAGAACGCACAAGGGTCGAAACTCTCGATTTTCTTCATGCTCTCTATTTTCTTCTGTATCTCAGCACGTATGGATGACAGATTAAGTCTACCGTCAATAGGCATGACAGAATCCATGCCCACCATTTCCACAACGCTCACCTCATCGGTGAATCTCATGTTCACAAGGTCAAACTTGTTAATCTTATGATAAAACTGAATCCACTTGCTCATAATTCTACATTTTTGGTTTATAGGAGAGGGAGAAATAACTCCCTCAATTTTCAGGCTATGTACTTCTTGATGAACTCTTTAAGCTCGTTGAGCCGCTCGTCAATCTCCTCTTTGCTGCATACGCAGATGAAACGTGGAAAACAAGTATCCGTTATTTCTCCCATGTCATTCATGACACAGGCAAAACAACTTATATACCCTTCGCCGTTTTTATTGCTAACGCTAACATCAAGGCTCAGTCTTGATTGATTTTTCAATACTTTTTTTTGGATTTCCTGCAACTTAGGCAAAATCGTAGAGAGTATATACTCTACATTCTCCTTGTATTCTTCATCTATCATAATCTATATTTTTTGGTGAATAGTATGCGTGACAATCGTCACGCACATTTAGCTCATGCACAATACCACAATCTCAGAGAAACTCTTGGAGATAGTTTTCTTGCTACGATAATCTCTGTAGCCTCTGGTGTTATTATTGTGCCACTGGCGTGCAGCAATCTTGATCTTCTCCATCTCATGCATAAGCGCACGCTCAAAATTCTTCTGTGATTTTCTGTCTTGCATAATTCAATTTGTTTAATGGTTCTACATAGTATGCCCAGGAAAATGCCTTAGCACATTTTTGGCTACTCGTACTTGTTGAGCAGGAAAATCAGAATACAGCCGTCTCCGTTCATGAGCATCTGACATTTGTCATAATCTGTAATGATGTGGGCGCAAATCTTTGCGAACATAGGAAACGGCTCATCCTCCATCTCGTCATGATATACTGCCAGGTATGTTCCCGGCAGCAGAGAACGTGAATCCTCAGGATCGCCGCCGAACTCATCGCACGCCTGTATAGGACATAGAACTCTCTTGATAGATGTGTGTGTACACATATCTTCCTCGCAGTCCATGCCCATCATGATATCAATTAACTCACACTTGCTTAATTCCTTTGTTATCGTCTTGTACATATTCTTAATATTTTGGTTAATAGAAGAGAGGAGCGGAAACTCCTCTCAGATTTGGCATAATTCAAAAAATTGGTTAATAAAGAGGGGTATGTGTATTTTCGTCCCATATTGAGTATGTGGCGCCATCACCACGCTAGATTAATTACTTCTTAAGACCTACGTACATTATCGTACTCTCGGTGTGTGGATTGTTGCCAAGCTCTGAAATCTCATTAGCCTGGTTTATAACCGTCTTTCTCAGCATTACGTTTGCTCTGTGACAATTCACGAGAGTAACTGATACTACACACAATGCAACACACACTACGGCAAACAATGTCACGAAAATATTCTTCTTCATAATTCTGTAATTTAATTGGTTTGTAATTATTGTACTGCCCAAATCTATAGGGCAGTTTTTAGGCTAAATGTTTCCAAGCACAATTATCGTACTTTCCAAATCTGTCACGCTCCAGGCAGGATGAAATTCTCCAAGCGGAGCGTGGATCGCCACATCTCTCTGAAGAACCACCTGCCAATTATCGTACTGCTCCAGAATATTCCAAGCACAATTCCCCAAAATATTCCAAGCAGAATAATGGCAATATTCGTACTTGCTAAACACAACAGAGCAGGAACGCTCTGAATAAATCCAAGCACAATTATCGTACTTGAATAAATAATCTGTCTTGCTTTCATATCTATATTTTATTGGTAATTGTTCCGTAGCCACACACGACAATTATCGTACTGGCTACAGATTTTTAGGCTCACGCCACGCAGAATAATGTAAGCACACCATTCTTTAGCGACCCGAATTCTACGTGACTCAAAATCTCCTGAGCATCTGCAATGATACTCTCAACCTCGAACATATCGAGGCATTTAATTCTTAGCGTACTCATAATTCTAATATTTAAATGGTTCATAATTGTAGAGCGGAGATTTCTCCCCGCCCCGTTAGCCAGGATGTGCATCTTTGCACCACGTTTTATCTTTATCGTCTTAACTACGTGGCTCACACCCTACAGATTTTATGCTTCTGCCAGCAACTTGTTTATTTCTGAGGAGATAAATCTCGCACGGATGACAAGCAACCGATTTCAGAAAGTGCGTTTTATATTCGCTAGCCCACACTTTAAAAACTATGAGCGAATATGATGTGCAGGAAAATCCCTGCAACGGAAACCACTCCACGTGCCATCCAACACGCAGCCTTTCAGGATATCTCGTATCCCTTAACCCGCAGCCAACGGGATAGAATATGAATTATGATTTCTCAGCGGTCAAGCGTATTGTGTACACGTACACGTCTCACCTGCTAGGCGTGGTTCGTTAAATCTCCCGTAACACATAAATGTGTGAGATATGGACCACCCGCAAAACACACGCCTTTCTTGTTTGTGTGACACGCCTCACAGATTTCTCTGTCGGTCCCGGCAAACGTATGAAATATAAATCTCATCGCTCGCTACCGACCACACAATTTGCCTTCGGTCCTCGCAAATCTGTTCGTGTCTGCTCACCTAATAAGATTCGCTCTCGTGCTTGGCTACAGAAATAACCAGTAGGAAATATTTCTGTTGCTTTTCGTGTGCGGTTCGTGTCACACGTACCGACCACGATACGTGTGCGCTCCCTAGTTTTGCCATTAGTTCACATATACGACGTATGCACCACATACGACAAATATATGCTACTTAGCCCGCTTGCCACATCACGGCTGCAAATATAAAGCGGGTTAAAATAAAATAGTTACTAGAATATTTGAAACATTATTTATTTGTTATTCAGTTATTTTCCTACATGATTTATAATAATGTAGGTATAGGAAAATAAAAAGATAGAAATGTAATACCTAATATATAGGTACACAAAAATAGGGCAAAGGTAAGATTAAAACCCTACCTTTGCCCTATTATTTGTGCTTACTTACTACCTTTTGCGCTTTTTGGTTTAGTACTACCTTTTGCACCTTTTAGGGGTGTTATTGGTGTACCCATAACTTCGGCGGCTTCTTCTTTACTCAAAGGTTTAGCGTTTTCGGGATATTCATGATAGAAATTAATATCTACCTTATTTTTTAAAGGTACGTATTTTTCTATCTCTATCTCTTCTAATACCTTTGTACTACCTTTTGCTTTTTTGTTGGTTTTAAATTTAACCCCTAACTTTGCCCAAATTGCAATTTTTTCGCTTTTAGTGCAATTCGCTAGTACTGAATAAAGCAACTCATACTTTCTTAAAATACTCATATTTGCAAATTTTGTAGCTACAAATTGTGAATCGTTGAAAGAAATAATTTCTTTTACTCTAGCAAAAACAATCTCAACACCGCCGCCGTCTTTAATCTCCTTTTTGTACTCGCTTAATGCTGTTGCATACAAAGATGAAACAAAAGAGCGACACTTTTGTAGCGTATCCAAAATAACCCCATTAGGTATTTTATAGATACCTAATTTATCGAGATACTCTGGTGTGAAAAACTCGCACCCCTCAAAGGTATGAATTTCTCTTATCATGTTATTTACAATAACATTTGCAGAGAATTTATCATTAATAAAAAAACTTACTTGTTTTTGATACTCTTTATCCGCCTCTACCTTTGCAGCGTAAGCACGTGCAACGGGTGTATTTAATTCATCACCTTTTGCGCCCTCTACATGCTTTTTTAGCCACTTTGTAACATTATCTTTTGCGGCTTTTTCGCTTTCGAAATTAGTATTAAAAAGCAAACATACATTTGCTACCTTTTTGACAATTTCGTTGCTTAACATGTTACCAACTTTCAAAGATACATTTTCCTTTTTCATAACTAAATAATGGTTTATGTATCATGTAGTTATAAATAATAACTATATGATACGGGTGAATAAATAATGTTTTCAATATTTCAAAGATAAAACGCTCTATCTTTCAAAAGCGAGTGCAAATTAATACTTTGCGCTGCAAAGATACGGCTTTTTCCCGAAATAACCAAATAAAAATGCAATTATTTTGTTAGTTTATGCTTATTTAGATTAATTCTAACTAACTAACAATAAGGCGTTTATTGTGTTTATATCTTTTCATTTAATTACTATATAGCATAAACCCCGAATAAGGCATTTAAAAGCTGTTTTTAGCCGCTTTTAGCCGTTTTCTTATTACTAGTAAGATAAACTACAAAAACACTCTTAAACCGCAAATAAAGGGCTATTTATCATTATTTAGATTATTCTAAATAAAACATATAATGAGCTGCAAAAACACTTATATAGATTTATATAAATAGAGCATCTTTGCATTATTGTATTTATTGTAATTTATTCACCATTCAACAGTAGTCTTTAAATGTACTGTTTACACTTAATAATAAGCCTATTTGTTAGTGTTCTATTTTTCCTTTATAGTGTTCTCTTTGGCAATTAGTAACCAGTCCGAAAATAGACTTTTTGATGTTCTTTTTCTCGCTTTTTACGTTCTATTTGGTAATAAAAAGTAAACATATTAGACAATTTGACACTTTATTCTAGAAAATAGCTAAAATCTTATAACTATCTAATAATCAAGCGGTTAGTTAGTGTAAAAAATACACTATGCTTTTTTGCGTTGGTTTATATATAGAAATATAGTATGAAATAAAATGCAATATGAGAGAAATAAAATATATTGTAAGTTATTGATTTACAGGGTGTTACAAGAATTTGAAATAATTATAAACTAACATGTTTTTATGTAGCAAAAAAGCCTGTATTTTGTTAGTTTACACTATATAAACCGACACAAAATGTAATAATTTCAGAAGAAACACCCCCCACACCCCCTTTATAGCTATAAATCAGCGCGGTAGTCACCTCATCTGAAAATTTTTTCTTCCGATTTTTCAGCCTTTTTGTAAAGTTTAATTACTTTTCTCCATAAAGGATAATTATGCATATTCATTCATCCGTTATTTATTAACATTTGATACCATAAACTCTTACTTTGCAGACCAAACCATAAATGTATACCTATCCTTCATTTAATGTATACCTAAAATGTATATTTATACCCTTTATTTACTAGGGTTTTACCGGATATTCAGGATATTATCTGTATCTTTGTATTGTCGATATTTTATAGACGACATGTTATAAGGACGACCTGACACGTGTTATCCTTCAGAAAGCCCCTGTTTATCGGGGTTTATCCTACACAATAACGGAAAATTAATATTATTATTGTACATAAATGGAAAATGGTATTGCTATAGACACATTGCACGCTCAGCTGCTTGACCTTTCGAGGCATGACGAGTACGGCTTCGAAGAGCTCCGTTGCCAGGACTGGGGCAAGGCGAACTCTGAGAAGTACAACAAGCTGAAGTCTAATTTCATCAGGTCAATGAGACGTCTGGCGAAGAAGGCTCCGGTGAAGTACTACAACGGTGCTTACTACATGTTCAACGGCAAGATATACGAAGCTGTTCCGAAGATAGTTTTGGAACAGGCTTACCAGCTTCTGCTCCTCGACCTGGCCATGGCTCCGATGCTCGGCATAAGTACGGTGATGAACAAGTCGTTCATGGAGGTGATAGAGTGCTACAACATACTGAGGCCTACCTTCGACATCGTTGCATTCGCCAACGGAGTTGTTGACTTCGGCAGCGGGTTGAAGTATCCGAACGTTATGCCATTCTCTCCCGAGTACCATGTCACATACTATCATCCTTACGACTACAATCCGAAGGCGAAGTGTGACAGGTGGATGAACTTCATCAAGGAGGTCCTTCCGGACAGGACGTCGAGGATGATCCTCCAGATGTTCCTCGGTCTCGGTCTCATACAGAGAGGTACTGCATACAATCCGTACGAGGGGAAGGAATCATCGAAGATTGAGCTATGTCTTCTTCTTATAGGTACGGGAGCCAACGGAAAGAGCGTCATCTTCGACGTTGCCTGCAACATATTCGGAAAGGACAGGATAAGCAAGATGGACTACGCCGACCTCACTGCCGACGGTGACGAGGGAATGAGGGGTAGGTATCCTATCAGGAACGCCATCTTCAACTGGTCCTCCGATTCCGACCCGAAGAAGTTCGGAAGGAAGAACACCGGTATATTCAAGAGACTCGTGAGCGGCGAGCCAGTCCCGATGAGAAAACTCGGCAGGGATATCCTGGAGGGGAACTCAATCCCCTACCTCATCTTCAACCTCAACGAGCTTCCGTTCCCTGATGATGCGTCGCTCGGATTCATCAGACGCTTGCAGTACGTGAGCTTCGATGTCACCATCCCTAAGGAGAGGCAGGACCCGGATCTTGCGAGCAAGATCATCCGTGAAGAGCTGAGCGGAGTGTTCAACTGGATATTCCGTGGCGCGATGGAGCTGAGGAGCAGGAAGTACAGGTTCCCGGCAGCTGAGGGCAGCAGGAGACAGCTGCTTATCTCCCTTCTCGGAAGCAATCCTATCTATGCCTGGATAAGAGCGTATGATATGAGGTGCAGCCAAGAGGCGAGGGGCGAGATTTCGGAGTGCATGCTTGCCAAGGAGATGTACGAAAGGTTCGTCGAGTTCTGCAAGGCCAACGATGTCGAGGAGAAGGATATACCTACGATTCAGAAGTTCGGGCGTGATATGAGCGACAAGTACGGCTTCTTCAAGAAGAGGTCACAGGGCGGAATGACGTATCAGGTGTACGGCGCGCAGATGATTGACCTGAAGCAGGAGCTTCTAATCAATGACGTGAAGAATAAATTGCGTGGTGAGGAGGACATCAAGCAGCCTGAGAGCTTCATTCAGCCTGATGATTAACGGTTATAAAACAGATTTCTATGATAGACAAGGAATATATCAAGGAGATTATCTCCTGTATCACGAAGAAGAAGGCTGATGGGAATATTGTTCCGGCCACCGCTTCGATGCAGGAGATTATGATTGCTGTCCGCGATGATGCCCTGGAGTGCATGAGGATCATGTGTAACGAGAGGGAGATTGCGGTGAACAGAACGTTGAACAGTGTTTCATTTAAATGTTTGTAGCTTATGGGAGAAGAACTTATGTTTTGTATATCCGATGCCTTTATAGATGGCGACAGAATTCGCGGATCTATTCATAATGTTGTGGACAAAGCGTTCGAGTCCGGTATCAAGATGTCGTCTTGCCGATACAAGAATCACAGCATCACGCTTGACGTGAGCTTTGAGCCGGAAGGTGGTTTTGACAAGCTGCTGCTCGAAATCCTCTACGGCGACAGAATCAGGAAAACCACAGAGCGCCTCGATAAAGAATGGCTGGAGAAGATGTGGAAGGTTTCCGATGACGATATTAGAACGTTTCGGAGTATTCAAGTGTGTGATTTTCTAAAGGAGAGATGGTCATGAGAAGACATCACAATCCGAACAAGGTTCCGCCGTTCAAGCCGGACCCGGAGCATTGGACAAGAAAGGTTCATTCATGGAAGGCGAAGGTTGCATACGAGACTGAGGATGATGCTTGGGAGTTTCTGAATCATAGTCCGAGATTGAAGGCACTCGGCTGGCATCCTTACTTATGCAAGGTTTGCTCAAAGTGGCATATTGGTAGGTTACATTTAAAATAGTTGAGAATATGAAGAAGTTTAAGAAGTCGATAGAGATTAGCACAGAGAATATTTCAGATGTTCTTCAAGTGCCTATTGTTACTAGTGTATACAAGACCAAGTTATTTAAAAATCCGTTTATAGAAGGTCGTAGTAATCCTTATGATGCTTTAGCAGTGATGTATGTTCATGTTGAAGGTATTAAAAGCGATTTATGTATTAATCAAGGAGACGTTCTTGCTCTAGACATTTGTGATACTTGGTATGCCTTTTCAAAAGCAGGGTGGGAGAAGCATAAAAACGATGAGGTATGAAGAAGAAAGGATATTACGAATATGAAAACGGAATCTACCCTTTGAAGCTTTGGGTACACATCGGTAAAGACCTGAAAGAGCTGATAGATTCCTGTTTTGACGGGTGCAATGCTCCAGATAGTGATTACGGCGGCGTTACGTATACCGATACTGTCAGGAAGAGCGACAGGAGGCGCGGTGTTCTTGTTTCGTTCCAGTGCCAGAAGGATATGTCGATGGACTACTGCTGCCATGAGGCTTCTCACGCTTGCGATGCCATCGAGGACGCTATTGGTATGGAACACGGCGACGAGCCTTCTGCCTACTTGATTGGTTGGATTGCGTCTTGCATCAACAAGGCTCGTTTGGGTATTGGAGATTTCGTTGAGCTAAAAGATAAGGAGGAATAGCTTATGGATAAAAACGAGAAATTAAAACTTGGTGACATTTGCCTTGCGCCAAAAGAGTTTTTTATAAATAATTCCGATGGAAAGCTAAAGCAGAAAATAGAAAGTTATGCGGAAGTCAGAAAAGATGGCAGGGTTATGTGCGCGGTTGTTGAGGATGTAAATTCAGTTTTCCCCAATGAATCATTATATACAATCGCTGTGAAACAAAAACAATTTGCACCTCCAATTAGGGTTTGTGTCAGTAAGGATTATAACCTTGATTGTTTTGAATTGCTTTCTGAAAAAGAGATGAAAGTTGCTGGTTTACTTTGGTTTTGTTATGGTGTTTAATATAGAAGGAAATAGCTTATGATTAAGAAAGAAGATATTAAGATAGGATTAGAGTTTGCTCTTCCGTTCAGAGTGAGAGAATACGAAGAAGAGGTGGCAAGATTTCGTCATTATCAAATAATGGGCGAAGACTGCCCTGTATTACCAAGGTACAAAACAGATTTAGAGATTCGTGGTGGATTTAAAATCATTACAACCCCAACCCGTCCTATTTTTAAGGTTATAGATAGTCCGATTTGGTGTTTTATTCCTTCCATTGACAATTCTTGTTGTTTATTTGTAAAAGTAACTTGTGACGAGATTAAAAACGAGGTCTTCATGCTTTCAGTTAAAGATATTATGAAACGTGGAGAAATTTTGAATAAAGAAAATCTTGAACCAAAGATACACGAGTGTTCATCTGCTGAAGATGCTAAAACATTCAAGTCTATCACCGACAAGATGAGTGATACCTACAAGCGTAAGAATCACGATTATGGGAATGCTTTTTCCGAAATGTATGATGAGCTTGGTATCAACTACGGATACGGAAAGATACGAGAGAAGGTGAATCGCATCAAGACGTTGAAGGATAATGAGGCGCAAGTTGCTAATGAGCCATTGGAAGATGCTCTTCTTGACTGCGCTAACTATTGTATCTTGACATTGATGGAATATCAAAAACGTAAGGAACATGGAACAGACTGATTACACTTGCAAGGATTGCTTCTTCTTCAAGAATGGAGCTTGTAACCACCCTAATGAGATTAGGTTTACTTCTGAGGAGAATCCATCTTGCACAGATTTCGAGTATAAGGAAATAAAAGTTGAACTTTAAAATATTGTTATCATGGCATTACCATTTGGAAAGACTATCAAGACAAGACACTTCACCGTGCTGAAGTTCAGCAAGAGCTTGTCTAAGAAAGAAGTTGCTTCACTCAGAGAGGATATCCCTGCTGATATCAAGAAGCATTTACAGAGAGGCTCGCTTCCTTTCATCAAGATTGCGGACATTGCCGGTACATGGGGTATTGAATACTCTATCGGTACATCAATGTACGCTGCGCTCGATGAATGTGTTCCTGTGGCTGTAGGAGACCATTATGAGTTCTCCAATGATGATGGAAACATCATCGAGGCATTTGCCCAGCTTATGTATGCGGATACATCGTTGCCTGGCGATGCAGAATACACGGCAGGTAAGTTGAAACTCCGTGACGAATACATTTCTCGTGAGGCTGCAAGAAGAAACGCTGCTGCCGACGAGGGTAAGACAGAAGAGCAGCTTCGCAAGGAGAGCGATGAGGCCGTACAGGAAGTCATCGACCGCGATAAGCACGCCGAGACTATTCTTAAGATGGCAGAGCAGATTAAGAAGGAAGGAGGCAAGGATGAGTGATAAATTGCTTGAGGTCGTTCAAGACCATACTTCTCTAGTACAGGCACTCCAGTTCGTTTTAGAGGCCGCAGAGACGAAGAAACTGCCATCATACGGCATTCTTCCTACGTTTAACGACCCTCTTCTTAATGATCAGGTCATAACTGCGCTTGAGCTCATCACTGGAGAGAAGTATCCTGATTGAATTTATATTTTTCTTCTACTTCATTATATATAAAAAAAGTAAGGGCGGCATCTGTGAAGACACCGCCCTTTGTTAACCAATTTTAGAATTATGATCAGCAGAAAGAACCTGTGAATATTAATCTGCTGCAAAGATACTTGGTTTTGCTGAAATTCGAGTAAAACAAAGTTACTTTAACACGAATTTAACTATTTCTTCTTCTTTTGGAAGTCTGCCTGACCGTTTTTGAACAAGATGCACTCACTACAGGTTCTTGGTAGAGACAGAGGCAAGTAATAGTGTATCACGCTTGACTCCGTATCAATCTCATCCTGCTTAATCTTAGAATAGTCTGCTATCATGGCTGTCGTCTTTTGCCACTCTGGAGAGCCAAATTTCTGCTTGCGCTGAGCGATAACGAGATTTCTCAGAATCTCTTCCTTTGAGGTAGCCTTGATGAGTTCCTCTTGGGTGAGTTCGTCGCTATTCTCGTTCTTCGCTTTCTTGCCCTGCACCTCTGCGATTCTCTTCTGAACAGACTCTAAAGACTCTAGCTTGTTCATCTCCCGTTCCAGAACGTCTTTTGTCCAGTTGAATCCTTCTCCCTGGAAGGAAATCGCCCAACAATCCCTCATTGGCATACCTGAGCCACGGAGACTTGCATAGATGTAATAGCGAGGGTCTTTCATACCGAGAGCCTTCGCCTTTTTGTACGTATCGACGGATAACGTGTATCCTTTTGTTTCTTCAATCATAATCTTATTTCTTTTTATTATCCTTGAATGCAAATATTGTTACACATTGACAATTAGGGTGATACGGAGGGTATGGGTCTTTGAAAGAATGAAGGCCTGCGTCAGCTTCGCTTTGGCAAAGCTCGCAGTAATAGCTACTTCCTCTCTTGACGTAAAACCCGATAGCTTTGTTCTCCTGACCATATTCCTGCTCTGCCTGTCCCCACGCTAAAGCAATCACCTGAGAAGCGTTTCTTACGATATTCTGATAGGCGTTCTTGTAGTAGCCCTTTCCGTAAGAAGGAACATCGATGTTGATATCCTTTCTCTTCGCTTTGGTGATAACTGATGTGTGATATGGGTCCTTGTAGCCGGTTCGGATGGAAGATAGGAGCTGCTGGTCTGAATATCCCATAAGAGTACCCGCCTTGATCATCCTTACAATATCTTCAGCAAAGTTTCCGAGATAGACGGCGTTTCTTTCGGATGTCGTCTTTCCGTAGATGTCGCTGACGAGAAATGATTCTATATTCTCGCTGTCAATCCCGAGAATCTTGCACGAAGCCTTGGAGTAAGCAGAGATGTAGCTATTGATACTCTCCTCTGCATCAGCAGTAACATTCTTGGCGTAAGAGAGCAGGGCTGACTCGTTTGTGAGCCTGCCCGCACCTCTGTATCGCTTACTTGCGGCAATTATTTTCTGTGTCGATTTCCAGAGAATATCTGCAACATGGTCCTCGCAGTTTCGGATTGCCTGCAAGCGCTTCCTGCTGTAATCGACAGAACGTTTTAACTCATCCATAAGCTATTAATGAGTTTGATTGTATTTTTTCCAATTATTCTCTTGAGGCTTGTTTCCCCATTTATCGGTGTTCTTACCCTCACTAGGTCTTCCTGCCTTCCTGCCATTACCGGTACGAACGTTACCATTGTCTCCGTTCTGAATCCTCGCAGTAGCTTCCTGCTCCTCGATGGCATTCTCTGTCTCATTATCCGCACGCTGAATATCCATGAGTAGGTCCTGCTGATCCTCTTCCTTCTTTTCTCGTAAGATACGCTCCCACTCGGCATTCTTAGGAAAATCAGGACAACGCTCCGATGCAGTCTGCTTCGATAGGAATCCGTTCTGAACGGCAGTTGCAAGATTTGTAAGAAGTTCAGTTTTATTCTGATGAGTATAAGGCTCTATCCAAGCATTGATGTCGAGACCAACAATAGAAGCCGTCGCATTGTTTTCGTGGCCGATTCCAAACTTGGCAATTTCTACCAGCTTATCAAGGAATGGCTGCAACTTCTGGGAATCATTCATAGCTACCTCCAATGCAGGAGAATAAAGAAGCTTGATAGCTACACCAGGGAGGTCTCCTGACTTCAGCTCAGGAGGCTTTACGGTAAATGACAGCTCATAGATGAGGTCATACGACTTGTTGAGCTGGGTCGCAAAAGCTTCTGATGCATCGGTTCCATTGAGGAATCCTGCATCGTTATCCTTGCTGTTCATAGCGATAACCTTTGCAGCTCCAGTCATATCGTCGCCAGAAATGGTAATCTCCTCACCGTCACCCTTTACGTAGAATACAGGAAAAGCATACGCTTTGTTATTCTCGCATAGGTACGAGAATGCCTCCTCGTAATCTTCGATGTTCTTCTGAACATTGGACCAGCATGGTCCCTCATCATTTCTGATGTATGCAACCGGAATTGAATTGAAGTGATGTTCTTTCTTTTCGGCAAGAGCATATCCGTTCATTCCGAACAATCCCTTAATGAGGTTCGCTGCCTTCTTAGTTACGCTCTTTTTACCAACATCATTTCTGAACCTATAATAATAGGTATCATCCCAGACCTCAACCCACTCAATCTGAGCGTTTCCGTCTTCATCCAAGTCGTAATACTTACGGGCGAATACAGAGAGTTCTCCTGTTATTGAATCGTAATGCGGGTAGAGATAGTCTCCATTCTTGAATGACAGGACCTTAACTCCGAACTTTCCTTTATCGATATAGCCGACTGCGGCGGTTTCTGCAACGATCATGTAAGAGCTTACCGCTTCAAAGAACGCAATCTCCATATTGTGCATAAGCCATCCCTTCTTGAAGACATTGAGGTTCTTCTGGGATTCCTCTTCCTCTTCAAGCTCATCTGTGCTGTCTGCAAGCTCGAACTGAATATCGTTTCCGGTTAGGTGCAAGGTGTGTTTTGTTGCGATAACCTGTTGGAAAGCAAATGCGCATCTTGTAATAGGCTGCAAGTAATAATGATTGCCGGTAGAAGGATCTTTCGGGTCCCAATCAGGATTCTCCTTGATTATATCCGGATACGCATTCTTGTCCCAGATTCTGTGTCCGCTTGTGAAGTACTCACGAAGGAAGTCGGACTGGGTTTTTACTCTCCATACACAAGGGTCGTAAGGCATATTCTGCATACTCCTATCACCAACCTTGTCGGAGAAAGTGCCATGACTCATGTATCCGTCAGGCTTAAGCTCGTAGAATGGCTTCTTTACGAGTATTTCTCTAAAATTTAAATTCTCCATAATCCTTTTATCTTTTTATGTTTCTTTTTTGTTAAACTGAATATCATTACGTAGAACCAAGACTCAAAGAAGTCAGGCGAGTGCCCGACATATTTCTTGGCAATCTTCTTAGGTAATAGCTTGAATCCCCTATCGTCGCTGTTCTCGTCGCGCCGAAGCATCTTTCTCTCCTTCTGAAGAATCTGTCTGAGAGAGACCTTGTCGAATCCGTTTCCAGAATACTTTCTTTCGAGTAGGGACGAGTCGATGGAAATCTGCTTCTCCTTTATCATCTTATAGAATAACCACGCACACTGAGACTTCAAATCCTTATATAGGTATTTGATTCCTTCTTCTTCCTGATGATTCTGAGGTATAGGCGCTGCCTGGTTGTTAAATGGGACGGCATCCTTGAAGAATCCCTTGAAGTACTGACCTATGCCCTGCATATCGTAAGTGAAGTTACATTCCTCAACGCCCCACTCTCTCAGCTTAGCCTCAACTACAGAAACAAGTGTCTTAGGGTCCAGCCTCAGAACAACCAAGTCTTTGCAGTGCCATCCTTCCCAGAGCCACATCACGAAGTTGTCGCCGCCCGTGAATGCAACATCGGCAGAAGCTCTGCGCTTTCCGTCTCCTGTCTGTTCGGAGTTATCGAATATTTCTTCAAGGTCTTCCATTTTGATCATGTCATCGCCGGCAGCTTTCCAGTTCCAGTTGGCTTCGAGGTCTCGCATACGCTGTTCCTCGTCCTGCTGTGCAAGGTTGGCGATATACGAAGCATCGGTGGAGATGAGCTTGATGTTCTCTGATACATCGGCGCGGATGAATGTTGCCGACTTGATGAACATTTCGAGCTTTGTGTATCCAAGCTCCTCGTAGCTGTCCTTCCAAAGACTATCGATGATGCCCTTGCACTGCTCGTAAACCTCTTCTCTTGTGTCGCCCCAGTAGATTGAGTCCGGCGTATCTCCATCCATAAAGCAGTATCGGATAACTCCGTCTCGCTCCGGTATGATGTAACCATTCTCGTCAACCCACCAGTCGATGAACTTTCGTACCCATGATTCCGGGTCAGGGTTACATGTAATCCAGAAGCGGTTACGGATATGTGCTGCATTTCGGTTGTTGGTCAAGAGATACTTGAACTTCTTATATGGGCACTGAGTACCCTCATCGATGCAGACATACGCATACTGTCGCCCCTGGAATCTTGTCTTGAAATCCTGATAGGCTCCTGCATAGTATGAGAACTTAAGCCACCCTCCGTTATCGAAGTTCCAGGTCATGTCGTTTTGTGACTTATTGTAAGTTCCGAATTGGGAGAACAATTTGTAAGAGTCTGTTACTAAGGATTGTAAGTCATCTTTTTCGTTACGAAGGATAGTTGCATGAAAGTCAGGATTTTTGATATCCTTCAAAACTTCCATAAGAGAAGAGAAGGATTTTGAGCCACCTCGTGAGCCTCCAACTATCTTAATATCAGCATCAATAGATAGCATACGCTCCTGACCGCCACGCTGAGCAATAATCTTCAGCTTGTCGGGATGCTTCTTGTCGGTGTCTCGTAGAGACTGGATATACTCTTGAGTGTAAATCGGCTCTCCGTTATCCAATTTTAATCCTGAATAAATCTCATTTTGCATAAATATACATTTAATACTGCAAAAATATACAATTTTTCTTGGATAATTGCATATTTATTCATATATTTGCAAAATAAAAGGTATATTTATACATTTTTTGAGGTGGAAGAACCGCTTCAGGATAACATTTTTAATCAAAAAACAACATGACAAGAGAAGAACTCTTAGCATTGGTCAACAAGGAACTCGGTAGTACCAAGTTGACAATTAGCGAGAAAACCATCAATGAAGAACTTGATGACGTACTCGAAGATTTTGGTGAAGACGAAGCTGCAAACGCTAAGTTGGTAACCAAGGTTACAAATCGCTTGAAACGCATGGACGGTAATCTCCATTCTGACGTTTCTCAGCAGGTTAAGGAATACAAGAAGAAGGCGAAAGAACGTCAGAAGGCAAAGGAAACTGAGCTTGACGAGGAAGAGCCGGAAAAAGACGAAATTCCTAACGAAGAGGATATGCCTGAGTGGGCAAAAAAGCTCATTGGTGAAGTCAAGAAGGAGCGTGAGGCGCGAGAGCAGAAGGAAGCAGCTGACGCGAAGAAGGCGTTGGTGAACTCCATTAAGGAAGGTCTTAAGGCTAAGTTTGAGAAGGCCAACATTCCTTTGAATTCGTTTTTCGTTAAGACAGCTTTGGATAAGCTTGAGATTCCTGAGGGTGAAGCAGACATTAAGGATCTTGTCGGTAAGGCAGAGGTTCTTTACAATGCTGACCTCAAGGAAGCTGGTATCAATCCAGACACCAAGCCTAGAAGCGGAGGTGGCGGAGCCGGAGGAACCGGAACCGTAGACGAACACGAGTTCGATGACGTTGCAGCTATCAGATCTCGACACAAGCCAAAGGACGAATAACAATTAGTATTCAGAATAACAAAATTATTTATTGATTATGGGAACAGTTTCTCCTTATTACAGTGAAAGGATGAATGGTAGCGGCTTCTTGCCAGGTCGTTCACTCATCCAGGCTCGTGGCGAAATCGGCGGTATCCGCTATGTATTCGTCAAGTTGAATGGCGCCGTAAAGGATGCTTTCCGTACTCCTACAACTGGTGGTAAGCTGCTCAACCCTTTCAAGGGTCCTGCAAAGATTTACGCCGGTGACTTCCTGGAGTATGATCCTGGCATCTATGGCAACGCAGGCGCTACTGTTAAGATTCTTAAGTCTTACCAGTGTGCAAAGAATACCGGCGATACTGACACAACTCTCCTTATTGTACGTGATGGCTACAAGCACATTCCGTTCATTGGAGACAATATCATGGTAGCTCCTAACGCTCTCGATGGAACAGGCACAGCAGTTACGGTTACTGGTGTTGAGAAGACAACCGAGGCTGGCGCAGACGTATGGAAGCTTACTTTGTCAGAAACACTCGGTATTGTAGCGAAGGATGCGATACTCGTTGAGGCAGCAGCTGCCGGCGACGCCAAGAAGCCTATGGTAACCAACCCTAACGGTTATGCTCAGTGCGACTACGACTTCCTGTTCACTCCTGGTGACGATTTCGAGGATGGTTCTCGCTACTTGCTTACTCCATTCCTTGCTAACGACGACACCGTTATGTACATCGACAGGATGTCTCCAATCCCTCCTGCAATCAAGGCTCTCAACAAGAGTCGCGTTAACGGATGGTTCCATCTCTAATTATTAACCTTAAAGATTGATTCAGGATTATGGCAAAATTTGATTTTAATAATTCGCGACTTGCTAAGTTCTTCGGTTCTCAGGAGAATACGGCATATTTGCAGAGTTTCCTTGATAAAAAGGACATCTTCTTTACTAATTATGGCTGGTACAAGACACAGGGACATAACGCTTCGTTCCTGACATCTACTGACAACTATGGCTTGGCAACATTCAACGTCAAGGCGCGCAAGTTGAAGGCAGCTCCTATGGCTGACCTCCGTGCTCCTCTCGGTGATTCTAACCAGATGGACAAGAACGGACATAAGTGGTACACCGCTTCTATCCCTGACTTCATCACTCCTGGTTATGTTGAGACCGCAGTTGAGCGTTATGCACGCATCAAACAGTTTGAGGAGTTCGGTAACGATGCCGATATCTTGGCAGACTGGTGTGATGAGGTTCAGACCCGTATCGACTCTGTTGATGCGACAATGAACTTTATGACCGCTCAGTTGATGTCTACCGGTAAGATCGACTACTCCGGCATTGGTCGTGGTATCTCCACTCCACTGCACAAGGCTATCGACCCTATCGAGTATGGCGACAACTTCATCAATGGTGGTGCTAAGAAGTGGAATGACCCTGCTGCTACCATCCTTACCTACATGAAGGAGAAGGAGGCTAAGTATCGTGAGACCCGAGGCGGTTTCGACGGCGCTCTGAAGTGGCAGATGACTCGCAATACATTCTACAATGTATTCTTGAAGAACGCAGAGGTTCGCGAGCTTGTTACCAATTACCGCCAGCTGAACTACATTGCCTCTACCAAGACAATGCCTATCAGCAAGGAACAGTTCATCCAGGCATTCGTTGACTTCGAGGGTGTATCTCCTATCGAGATTGTGACCGAGAAGGAGCGCAACCTTACTCATACAACCGATGAGTACAAGCAGGGTTGGTCTGACGACATCGTTGTTCTCCGTCCTGCCGGTGATGCTTGTGAGTTCGAGCGCACAGACAGTCTCGATCGTAAGTTGATTGAGTATGCTGGTAACAAGGCTATCTCTACCGTGTTCGGTACAACTAACGATGGTCTCGGTCTGCTCATGAACTCAGTAGTTCCTAACGGTAAGTACATGGAGTGGCACACAGACATCATGTTCTCTGCTTGCCCAGCTCTCATCGACTTCCCAGACCATTGCATTATGGACATTACCAAGACTGATTAATTTCGGTCTTGGAACTATTAACGTAACTAGATTGTATGACTATGGATTCGGAGATGAACATTTACACTGTGAACGACTACCTTATTAATAAGGTGAAGTTCGAGATGCCGATGAAGGCTCTGTTGGGCATCATGCACGACAGGGAGCTCGAAAATGGTATCGACCTCGAAGCCTGCGACAAGGACAAGGTAAGACTTGCCTATGCCGACATGCTGAAATGGTTTGTTCTCGGTCCGAGCAAGGTGAACAACACCTCCGATTCCGATAACGGATGGACTCATTCGGGAGGTGGCTATGATATGTCGGACAACGACAGGAGCGAGATGAAGGCAGAGGCTAACGCTATCTATGCAGAGCTGGAGCCTGATTCGATGCTCAAGAAGAAGTCCACCTTCCGGGTGACCTCCCACGGAGTAAAGAGGGCGAATTATTCTCCTTGGGGAGAACCTCTCCCTCACATCATCAAATAAGGCGTATGGAAAAGGAAAACATCAGAAATCCAAGATACCCTCACATCATCAAGATCGTGAGGAAGGTCGTCGGAAAAGCCGACCCTGATGACCCGTTTGCCGATGATGATGCTCCAGTTGGCGAGGACAAGGAAATCATTCTCTACTATGGCGAAGGCCGCAGCTACACCGATACCACTACAGAGGGAGACAAGAATGTCGACCAGAACAAGAGGAAGGCATCGATTCCGGTCAGATATGACGAATGGGATGCTGACAGATGTCCTCTTGACGGCGACACCATCTACTCCACTGTCGGCAACAACACCGAGGTTGGTATGGTTAAGGACTGCGAACCGGATAATAACAGGACTGTTGTATATTGGAATTTGACAAGGGTTTAGATTATGACAAGTTTATCAGGTCAGTTTTTACAGGTCGAGAAGAAAATTCGTCAGATGGCTGTAGAAAAGATGCAGCAGAAGATGGATCATGCGGCTGAAATGACAATGAAGGCTGCCGACAAGTCTCGCAACTATGATGACGTAACCGGTAACTTGTACAAGTCAACCGCCATCGGTACATATTACAACGGCTCATTGCAGTCGATTCATTATGCTCCTGGTCCAGAGCCAACCCGAGTAACCCTTGCTGCTGGAGAGAGATACAACCTCGAAAAGTATTATCGCAGTTCGTTCTCCTTCAAAGACAGCGGACGGAGACCTTTCAAGGGTGAATATGGAGAAGGTGGCGAATATGGTCCGAACGCTGCGTGGGATGAACTTGTTTCAAGGGAACACAACAAAGGAAAGTACGATGCTACATGGCAGATGCTTCTAGTTGCCGGTGTGGATTACGCTAAGTTTGTCGAGGTAAAGAGAGGTCACGACGTGATTACCTCTCTTAGAGAATATTTGGTTAGATACTTTAGATCGATGTAAGGTATGGTTAGTATTAAGACTCTATATTTCGATGTCGGTAATGCAATGAAGGGGATTTGCGACAAGCTCTACTCCCGGAGCCGACCAAAGGCAGTTGATACGAAAATCAACAGCTACATCGTGGTATACTTTCCATCTAGTATCTACAATAACGAGATGAACTCAAGTGGAGTTTACAATGATTTCACCACTATAGCTCAAATCGAATTGTATGTGCGCGATAAGAATTCGGCAAGCAACCTGCACACACTTGATGTATCTAGCGTTGACGAGAAAGTCCAGGAGATTATGGACAGATTTCCAATCTCCACAAAAAATCTCATTGTTTCAAATCCTCGTATAACACTACAGACAGACGACGGAGCAGGTTTTTCCGTGACGATCATACAAGGAAGGTTACGTACTAAATAAGTATTCAGGTATAACAATTTAAAATATTTTAGATTATGGCTATGACAACTATTGACAAGATGAAGGACATTTTCAATGGTCCTAAAACTCTGCTCTACTCAAAGGCTATTACCGATTTGAACAAGGCTACAGTTGACATCACCCCAGAAGTTGAGCTTCCGGTTACCGTTGACTCGCTGAAGGCGACTATGGATGACCCAACCATCAACCACTACAAGGTTATCGGTCTTGCAGGCGACTGGGCAACTACAGCAGAGCTCGGCGACTTCAATGTAGAGTTCGTTGTTCCTTCAAAGGCAAAGGACTTGCTGACAATTATGTTCGGCGAGGATGCTATCACCGAGCTGACCAAGGTTACCCTGAAGGGTACAGGTGACGCTACCCTCGACGCTACTACCGGCTTTACAGGTATCGCTGTTGAGCCTAAGAAGTTCAAGATCAAGGGCACTATCGTTATCGTTGACGACGAGAAGGAGAACCTCATGGTTATTACCAACATCGCTCTCTACGCTACCTTGCAGTGGGATAACTCTGGTACTGAGCCTGTTGCGTTTAAGTTCTCCGGCTCTATCGAGGGTGCAGGTAAGCGTAGCATCGCTTGGCTTACTAAGGCTCCAGCTGCAAGTGGACCAGGCACTGGCGCTTAATCAAGTAAAGGCTTCTTTAGGTAATTAGATTCAGGATAACAAACCGTTGGGCGGCAGGCTAATCAACAGCCGTGCCGCCCTTCTTCATTTAATAGCATACAATCATGGCAGAAGAAAAGAAAATAGAGCAGCCTTCAGTGGACTTGCAGGAGTTGCTTGACAGCGTGCTGCACGACGAGCCTACCGAGTTCGTGTTCCGTGGCAAGAAGCACAAGCTCGGTTGGCTTCGCAAGGGAACCATGAGCAAGTGTTCCCACATCAGGGCAAAGGAGAATAATGAATGGAAACGCAACGTCAAGATTTGTGTCTGCATTCTCCTCAACAACATCTGGAAGATTCGATTCCTGTATTGGATCTACTGGCGCTGGCTCTACTACATCAAGGATGTGGACGTGGCCGAGGTGCTGAGGGTCCTCGATGTTTCTAAAAAAAAAATTCCATCGAACGCATTCTCACTGGCTACCATATTAGCGACCGGGATGACGGACGTGATGATGACGATGACGAGGAGCGAAGTAGAAGCTATCCAAGCAGAACAAGCTGGGGAGCAGCCTTCTCACTAGCGGAGAAGTTCGGTTTCCTCTTTCAGCGCAAGTACTTTATCGCGGCCTACGACTACTGGTGGGGCTATTCATCGGCACAGATTGACCTTATGGTTGCTGACCAGCCTCTTGTCGTCTATCCTAAGACGAAGAAGGAAGGTGGTCCGAAGAAGCACACCAAGAAGGAGATGGATGACCTCTACGACAGGTGGATGGAGAAAAAGAAGAAAGAAGGAAGTCTTGTCGGCGAGAAAATAAATCTTGCTGATTACTTAAACAATAAACTCTAATTTTAAAATATTCAGGATATGGCAGGTGGAAATTTAGGTGACTTGTGGTTTGACTTAAACATTAAAGACAGCAATGTTAGGTCAAAACTGAAAGAAATTTCAGAAGCACTTTCGGAGTTGGATCTAAAAACTGAGTCCGGAAGAAAGTCTGCTGAGAAGTTATTTAAGAACTTTAATAGAGAGAATAGCAAAGAAATCGCTGAGGATTTTAAAAATATAGCGGCTCAAATGGGCATTCAGGCTCAGGAAACTGCAAATCTCAGCAAAAGGCTGAAGGAGTTATCGGAACTAAAAGCAGACATTCTTCGTAGAGACAAGGAACAATCCGAGCACGGTAACTTTGTCGCGATGAAAAATGAAGCGCAGGCTGCACAAGAGCTAGCTGCCAGGGAAAGAGAACTCTCTGACTTGCGAAATGCTATCGTACGTCGTAATGAGGAAATGATCGCTGCCGAAAATAGATTAAGAGAAGCGACTGAGCGAACTAACCAGGCTAGAAGAGAAGCAATTTCAGTATCTCGAAAACAAGCAGAATCCCTCGTTCGTGATAGAGTTAAGGAACTTGAAGCACAAAGAATGCAACTGCAAGGGTTGTTTGGTAGCGGAAAGAATACATTATCTACAGAAGATTTGGCTCGTATAAGGGCTGCTTTTTCGCAAATAACAAGCGAGCTTAATACTCTTCGAGGAGCTATGGCTAATCTTAGTGGGTATTCTATAAGAGATTTATTCTCAATGGGACGAGGAACAAGCGACTATTCCCCTCTTATTAGAAGTATGGAATCCGCTATTAGCCAAAAACAAAAGGCTGTAGATCTAGAGAGGAAACACCAGCAGGAAATAGCGCAAACAGGCGCAAGGATACAATCCGACTTAGTTCGCGGATTCGAGAAGGCTAATAGTCATGCAGGAAAGCTGAATTCAACCGTGCAGGATTTGAAGTCACTTTTCTTGCAGGGAGGTCTTGTGTTCGGCGCACAGCAGTTCGCTATGAGCATCATCACTACTGGTGGTGAGATGGAGAAGCAGCATATTGCTCTCCAGTCAATCCTTGGCGATATGCAGAACGCGAACACAATGTTCAATCAGATTAAGGAACTCGCTCTTAATTCGCCATTTACATTCTCTGAATTGAACCGAGATGTTAAGCAGTTGGCTGCGTATGGAGTTGAGTACGACAAGCTCTATGACACAACCAAGAGGCTTTCGGATATGTCTTCCGGTCTTGGTGTTAGCTTTGACCGTATCGCATTGGCATTTGGTCAGGTTCAGGCTCGTGGCTGGCTCGATGGTAAGGAACTCCGCCAGATTGCTTATGCAGGTATTCCTCTGCTTGAAAAGTTATCTGAGTTCTACTCTAAGCAAGAGGGCCGAAATGTCTCTACATCAGAGATTAAGACTCGTATATCAAGCAGAGATGTAAGTTTTGATGATGTGAAGTCTATCTTCTGGCAGATGACTGGTGCAGGTGGTCAGTTCTATAATATGCAGCAGGTTCTGAGTGAAACTCTGCTCGGACGCTACAATAAACTGAAGGATGCCTGGGAAATCATGCTTGCCGACTTTGCTAACGGTAAGAATGTTATAGGTGGAACCTTCAAGGGCATACTTGATGTTGTCACCAATCTCGTGCAGCAGATTCACGTCTTGGGTCCTGCTATGGTTGCGGCATTCGCAGGTCCAGCCCTTATGCGTGGAGTTAAGACCCTGGAAGGCGGCATAGGAAAGAGGATACTGAACTCAAAGGGGAATATTGCGAAAGAAGCAGAACTTAAGCTTTTGCGTGGAGAGAAAATAACTCCTGTGGAGAAACAGATTCTTCAGTACAAAAATCAGATTCGGATTCAGGATATTCAGGCACTCGCGAAGGCGAATGCGATAACAAAAGCCGAGCTCAGGCGATTGTATGTTACCGGTCAGATAACCAAGGAGATGTACAAGCAAGGTATGGCTCTCACCAAACAGGAGGGTCAGGTAAACAGAATCTCCCTTGGTGGAGTACTGAAGGGATTGGCTAGCCCTAGTAAATGGGGAGCAGCAGGAGGTTTGCTCCTCGGAGGCTTGAAGTCCGGATTCAGTTCTATCATCGGTTTTCTTGGTGGTCTTCCAGGAATAGCTATATCTGCCGGATCTGCAATCTTTGCATACTACTGGGAGAAGCATCAGCAGTTGAAACAGGATATGGAGACTACGGCTGACGAACTGAAAGACAGGTACACTCAGATTGGCGAGTTCCTTCGCGATAACGATGCAGATAAAGCCATTAAGGACGGCGATGAGAAAGAGATAGAAAACCTCATTGACGCATATAAGGAAAAGCTTAAGGAGATTGCTCCAGAAAAGGAGAATGCTTTCACTATGAGCCTTCTTGAAAAGAAATCGAATGAGGACAGACTTAAGTATCTCAAAGAACAGCTCATTCTTCTCAAGCAGGTTGAGGAGAGTACTCAGAAATCTCTTTCGGACGAGGGTACATACAAGGGATTCGACGAGAAACTGTCTTCTGCAAAGGAGATAGCAGAAGCATACTCTTCAGCATCCGCAAAGGCGAATATGATTAATGCCACCCAATCCGACTTCGCTAGCTTCAACTCCTGGGAGGAAAAGTATAAGGATGAGGTGAAAGCCATGCGCGATTATCTCATTGATGAGCTTGGAGATATTAGCAACAGCCCGAAGTTGCAGGGTAATGCTAACCAGATTCTTTCGTCATTCTTTGCAAAGCAGGGATGGAACCAGGATGTTTCTGATCAGTTCCGTGCTGACGTTCTTAATGCGATGGGTGTTGAAACTGGCTTCTACGAGAACAAATTCAAGGATGCTCTCGATAACGCAGTAAACACTTCGTTTCCCTGGATTGGTGACAAGATTCGCAACAACCAGGAATTGACAGATGCAGAGAAGGTACAGGTTTCAAACATGATGAAGGATGCTGCGGCTCAGGTTCAGAAAGACTATCCTTTTGCATCAGACGCATTGAAGCGAATGCTTGCGGCTGATAGATTCGAGGCTGTCATTCATCTCGTATTCAGGAACGATGACTCGGATCTCACTCAGCAGCTCGAAAAGAATCTCAAGGGTAGTGGTTACGACTACCATGAGAAGAACAAGTACGTCAAGAGCTGGGGAAAGGATGCCGGATACGACTACGATAAAGCAAAGAGCAACGCAGAGTCGGACATTACTTCTGCAAAAAAGGAACTCAACACCAGAAAGAAGATGCTTGCGCTGGGCAATCTTTCTCTCGATGAGTTTACACAGAAGCAGAAGGAGTACGAACTTAAGATGCAGGCTTATCATGATAACTGGGGCGAATGGTTTACTGGTGACGACAAGAAGAAAAACAAGAAAACCGGTGGCCGTAGGTCAACAGGCGCGCAGACAGATAAGGCTCTTGAAGATTTGAGGAAGCGCATCGACTTATACAAGAAGATGTATGCTGAAATCAAGAAGTTTAAGGAGCTTTATGGAGAAGGTGCTCTTGGTCAGCTTGCTAATGACGGAGAGTTTGAGGCTATATTCAATGATAAAAAGAGATTCCCTATCTCCGACTACACCAATTATGAGACCTCTATTAAAGAACTCTTGAAGACTCTCCCGGCCTCAACAAGGGAGAGACTGGACTATGCTGCAAACGAGAAGGCTGGCATTCAAACTGAAAACCGAAAACTTCTCGAAGACCAGCGCAGAGACGAACTGAATGTACTCAATAAGCAACTTGATACTATATCTGAGCAGTATGAGACATACAAGAAGATATATGAGCTGACAGGAAACAAGAAGGGTTCAGAAAACATAGCTTTCGGAGGAACTGTCCAGTTTGATACATACAAGAGGTTCCTGGAGGAGCAGCTCGATATTGCGGTAAAGCACGACAACGTTCAGTCCGGCCTTAACTTGACTACGGACGAGGTTAAGGGAATGAGTCTTGAAAATGTCAAGGATAAATATGGCGATGAGACTCGTGTTTACGATATCCGCAAGAAACTGGAAGATGAGAACAACAAGATCAAGAAGGAGACCATCGACCTGATGACTAGTCTTATTGAAAAGAATGCAACCATCGCCCAACAGATTGAGGATGAAAACCGTAAATACGAGAGACAGCTTGAACTCATCAAGGGCATCGAAGACCCACAGATGAGAGACAGAGCCAAGGCCGGAGCCACAAAGACTCACGATGAGAATGTGGCAAAGCTTCAGTTCGAGCAGTTTAAACAGGAATCTGATTGGGTTTCCATCTTTGATGACCTCGACAGGGTGTCTTCCGCTACCATCAACTCGATGATTGAGAAGATTGACCAGTTCTCAATGACTACCGGTTTGTCTGTAGAATCTATCAAACAGTTGAGGGACGCTTTGGATAAGCTCAGAAATGAGCAGATTAGCAGAAACCCGTTCGGCTTCATCTTCGGAGGGGTGAATCGCGGTAAGGCTATCGGAAAGTTCATAAATGAGCGTCTTGGCGGTATGGACGATACTGCGAAGATATTCATCAGCAAGGAGGATGCTTCGAGACTTGGAATAGCTGGCGGCGTAAGAACCAAGGCGAGTCTGAAGAATGATCAGCAGTCAGCATACGCAGACTCGTCTAAGGCCTTCTCTGAACTTGCGACGAAGATGCAGGCGCTCAGCACGGTTCTTGACCCGGTAATCAATCTATTCAAGGCTATGGGCGAGGAGGATTCAATCCTTGGTCAAATTGTAGGTGGAGCATCAGGCGCATTCTCTTCGGCAGCAAATACAGCCTGGGCTTTTGATACCCTCGGCAAAATGGAGGATCTCGGGTTCCTCAAAGGTGCTGGTCCATACGCAGCAGCCGCTTCCGCAGCGTTGAGCATTGGCGGCTCGCTCATCAAGGCGTTCGGTGCAGACTACAGCAGCTACAACAAGGCGAAGGCTGAGTACGACAACCTGACCTCAATTTGGGATTCTCTCATCTCCAAGAAGACTGAGTACATGAACATCCATTGGGGTACAGAGGCTACAGAGGCATCAAAGGAAGCTCAGGAAATGCTTAAGGCTGAGATTGAGCAGACCAAGGTTATCGCCCAGAAGAGGCTCAATTCTGGTGCTTCTGCCGGATCTCATTCTATTTGGTATCGAATGTGGAAGGGTTCGTACAAGTACAATGGTCAGAATTGGCGTGATGTAGCAGGAGAAATTTCTTCAAAGTACGGAGTTCAGTTCAATGGAATGGAGGATATGCTCAATATGGACGCCGATACTCTTTCAAAGATAAAAAAGGATTATACCGGTCTTTGGGCTAGTATGGACTCTGAGTTCAGGGATTACCTGGAAAAGCTCATTCAGTACGGAGAGAAGGCTGATGATATGATTGAGGCTCTTACAGAGAAGCTTACCGGCAACAAGTTCTCCGACCTAGTGTCTTCTTGGGGAGATGCTATGGCTACGATGGCAAACACGTCAGACAATCTCGTTGACCATTTCGAGGAAAATCTGAAGAAGACCATCTTGAACTCAATGATTGAGGATTTGTACGGAGACCAGATAAAGGCTATATTGGCGAAGGCAAAGAAGTTCGGAGATTCAAAGGAGTCTGAAGACTGGTATGTGGATGGAAAATATATGGGACCATACACACCCCAGGAAAATGCAGAGATTAAATCGGATGTAGAGAAAGTTGCAGAACAAGTCGAAGCAACTAGGGACTTTTTTAAGAATGAGTATGGCTGGTCCGACAACAGCAGCTCTTCATCAAGGAACTCGGTCAAGAGTATCACTGAAGAGACTGGTGACCTTATCGCCAGTTACCTCAATGAAATCAGGGCTGATTGTGCAGTAATGAGAGCCGAGCAGGCAAAGTACTATCCGGAGATGAGTGAGATTGCGAAGTCACAACTGACGCAGCTCAATGTGATTGCTCAGAATACTCTTCGCAATGCTGATGCAGCCGAGAGGATTGAACGCATATTCGTGGAGTACAACGACAACTTCAATAGAGTTCTTAACGGAACAAAATCATTGAAGATGAAGTAATAATCGGGGGGCGCGGATCTATATTCGTGCCCCTTGTATATTTATGCATTTTTAATTGAATATTTCTTGCATATTTATTCTATTTTTCGTATATTTGCAATTATAAAAAGTTGATTTAAGGTATGAAAGATTATTTCAGGATATACATGCAGAAGGAAGGCGATGGGAACGAGGTGAAGGACTCCATCGCCGACTTCGGTATGTACGTCAGCGAGAGTCCGTTCAAGCCTTGTGATTCTGTCAAGGAACCACCGAAAAGGGAGTGGCACGATGAGCATGGTGATGACGAATATATCGGCAAGGATGGACTCTACATGGCGGCATACGAGAATAAGGTCAAGTTCCTGTTCAAGGGCAATGCTTTCGGAGCCAACGAGAAGTGCAAGGCTTTCATTGACTATCTCCGCATGTCTGGCATGATGAAAATGTACTGCGACTTCAACAAGATTGGAAGGCAACATGTAAGACTGAAGAGCATTGATCCGGACCTATACAGATATCCGGGCAGCGAGGACTTGCTTATTCTCTCTATTACTTTTAAGATTAACGACCCTGTTACTGATATCAATCCGATTATGGATGCGCATGGCAGGATTTCAAATTTAGGATAATACTGACACATGAGTACTTGGAATATTTATCATAAGGATGGCTCGAAGCTGACAGACGTTAACGAAGAGCAGATAACCGTTCATGGATTGGAATACTCCGATTCTTGGATGGGTGAGTGCTTCGTGACTATCAATTTCAAGCATGAAGTGCCTATCAACTTCCAGATAGGCGACTATATTGTCTATCGTGGCGAGCGATTCGAGCTCAACTACGAGCCGGGCAAAGATAAGCAGGCAAGACCTGACACCTACGGTGAGGGCTTCGTGTATGACAGCGTAAAGTTCAACGCATTGCAGGACGAGCTTGCCAGGGCAGAGTTCCTCGATGTGGTATTGAATGATAATGAACTTCACTACACTGCCCTACCGAAATTCCCATTCTATGTACAGACTTTGGATGATTTACTAGACAGGATCCAGGCGAACCTCGATGAGCAGATTGGTGCAGGTCTTTGGAAGATTTACTCTAGAAACATGGAACGTTCCGTGCAGCGTGGATGCCTCGCGAGCGACTGGCTGTCAATGTACGGCGAAGGAACAAGAGATAACGTCATCGAATCGATGTCTATCACAGTGGATTCACAGACCTGTTGGCAGGCCCTTGCGCTTGTGAACGAGAAGTGGGACATAAACTTCATAGTCAGAGGAAGAAACATCTATGTCGGTACTACCGGAATACAGGCAAACCATATCTTTAAGTACGGACTCGGCAATGGACTCTATGAGATTGTTCAGAACGCTGATTCCGACCAGAGTGTCGTTACAAGACTAAGAGCCTATGGTTCCGAGAAGAACCTTCCTTCTCATTACTATGCGGACCTCGGTGTCAAGTACGTGGCGAATATCACGAAAGTGGTTACAGCTAGCACAAATGTTGAGCTTGAACTGGATATCGATTATATCGAGACGTATTTCAAGAATCCGAGAAAGTATATTGTTTCTGGAGAAACTGGCGAGCAGTCTTCCGGTTGGGTACTTAAGGTTACATTTGATTTCAAGACTGAGATTACCGGTTATGTAACAAAGAAATACAATACCAATAAGTGTAGATTCTATTCGGAATACAAGGGAACGCAGGTAGATAGCGGTGATGAAGAGTCAAGGGAAAACCTTAACACTTTCATCGCTCAGGTTAAGGCAGGAAACACGAAGATGTATATCACATCCGGCCTCAACAATAAAAATGTTCCTTCGTCCATGAAGGAATATGCAGAGAATCTCCCGAACAATATGTCAATCAACAGGCTTATGCTGCCTGGATTTCCCCATGTATCGCTGAGTGACTTCTATGATTCACTCACGGATGAGGAGAAGAAGTACGTGAACCCTACCGGAAAACAACACAGATTCTCTACTGACCCGCATAGGCCATACATCGATTCCATCAACATCGATCAGATTGGTCTTCGTTCGGCATCGCAGTTCTTCGATACCGATGATAAGACGAATGGAGTCGTAGAAATCTACCCTACCATCGAAGAAATGGTTATCGGTGGCGTACGTGTTGATGAGATTGATGAGGGTGTGGCTCCTGATGATGACGGAAGATTTGGCGATAATGAAACCGTAAAGAATGTTGATATCTATCTTAAAAAGGCTATCGACTTTGATATCAACGACTTAAAGGATGACGACTTCTCCATCTCGATGAAGGATGGTATGTGTGGTGGTCGAACGTTCAAGGTAGCATCCTCAACCAAGGTCGATGGGAGATGGAGGCTCACTATCGAGCGAATCAAGGACGACGCTCTTGAGCTTTGGTTTCCATACAAGGACTACCCTATCAAGAAAGGAGACCATTTCGTTCTTACCGGCATCACACTTCCTGATTCGTATGTCAATGCTGCGTCTCTGAAGCTCCTTAAATATGCCATAGCATTCATTGACAAGAACGACTACACAAGGTACGTCTATCAGCCTAAGGTTGATGAGATTTTCATGGCAAGACAGCATGATCTTGCTGAAAATGATACTACAGGAGTTATCAAGAGTCTTCATGATACGCTCAAAGCCGGAGACTTGATGGAGTTTGAGGATACTGACCTCAGAATTGGCGGTGTGATATCCATAGATCAGCTCACAATCAAGGAAGAAGATGGTAAGATTCCTACCTACGATATAACTCTTCGCGAGGATAAGGAGGTTGGAACTATCCAGAAGATCCAACAGCAGATATCGTCGCTCCAAAGTGGAAATGGCGGAACAGGTGCAGGCTTGACAACTACACAAGTCAAGGGCCAGATTGCGACAGAGGGAAGCAAGCACTTCATCTCAAAGATAAACGATGACATCGCAAAAGGTACAGTCACCTGGGAGAAGGTGCAGAAGTTCGTGCAAGGATTGTTC